AGGATCAAAGATAAGGCCTACGGAAAAGCTACTTCCCGGGACCAGGAACGATCGTGTTTGTTTTCCCGCACGGCCCGTACGTGGGCGTTGAGTTTGATGACGTGGGCCTGGACAATGCTGGCCATTCCATAAATGGCTTGGCTGCTGATGGTCATGGATGGAACCTCACCTACGAGGAACTCGACCTAGTCAAGGAGCCACCCGCTCCTTCCTCTCAAGAACTCGCCTGGTTCGATTACTGCGATCAACTCGAAGGCAAGCTCTCCCGGACTGAAGAAGAGGCGAAGAACCTCTTCCTGGCGGGATGGGAAGCCGCGAAGGGAGGTGGGCCATGAAATTCAACGTCGGCGACCGCGTCAGCACCTACAGCGGCAAGACAGGGACCGTGTGCCACATCCACCTGGATGGTGACGATGTATTTATCGGGGTCAAGATGGACAACCCGGGGTGGGGACTGCACGATTGCCAGAATAATTGCGAATGGGGCCTGGGGAGATATTGGTGCAATGACCAGCTTGAGCTAATCACCCCCGCTATCGACCCTCAGGAGCTAGCCGAATGGGATGAAATCGACCAAGCGGCCGATGGGGGTGAGACATGAAGATTCCCATTGGGACCAGGGTGATCATCGCTCGATCCAGATGCGCCATGTATCAAGGATTGACTGGGAAATTTGTCGGCCCATCAAATGGGGGAGGAAGCGCTGGAGTGGAACTGGACCTTCCGAGGGGCATCCATTCCTGTGGAGGACGTTGCAAGCGCGGTCATGGCAAGTATTTCCCCTGGGAGGAAATCGAGCCGATCAATACGCCACCCATCCCCCCTGAGGAGCTTGCTGCCTGGGACGAGATAGATCAAGCAGGGGACGGCGCGTAAGGCGGGCTTCCCTCGTCATTAGGGTGACTAATAGCCCCAATGCGATGCTCCTGCGTCTGTCTCTCGGATCGTCTAACCCCGATGCGGCTTACTGAGGGAGTTACGGTGCATGACTTGTGACCGGGACGTAGCCCGCATTGCTGGATCAACTACCAGCCCGTGGCCCGGGAACGCAATCGCTGGGTGATGGCGATCGCCGCTACAGCCTTTGGCCGCATAAGGCCCACCAGTCATCACGACGGTGGGTACTTCTATTCCGCGTTCTTTTGGTGATGCAGGAAGAACAACGCGGCAGCAAGAAACCTGCCCAAGAGAGTCTGTCGGCGCATAGAAAAGCCCAAGAGGGATTGCTCTCTCCTGGGCCTTCCATTTGCTTGGGTTGCTCAACACCCCAGCACGGACAGACGACGCATTGAATTGGTTGGCCACTTCCATGTGGCGAGCTTCCGTGCATGAGGACTGTGTTGAGCTGCTCCCACAATACCACATCCACGAGGAAATAGGCAATGCTGCTCTACCGAACCGGGCCTGGCACCGACCAGTCCCAATGGAAGATCGTCCAGATCGCTGACAAAGACGAGGACAACTTCGTCTGCGAATGCGAGACGCCTGAATTGGCACAACTGATCGTGTCCTGCGTGAACACGATCGACTACCTGGCACCATTCGACCCACGTCTGCTCTCCAAGGCCAACCTCATGAATGCCTGGAAGCGGGTCAGGTCGGCAAATAAAGGGGAAATCGTTTAATGGCGATCAAGAATCGTCTGGGGCAGGAAGTGACTGGCTGGGAGGCTTTAGTCGTCACAGCTGAGCACCAGCGTGACCTCTATGGTGAGGAGATTGTGGCCATCGCCAGATTATTCGGGATCACGGCCTGGGAATACAAGAACCTCAGCGGCCCGCAGGTACTCCATCTGGCGGACTGTATCAAAGAAGCAATTAAGGAGTTACCCCAAGAATGAAGCTCAGTAGTCACGTCTCAGGTGATGGCCATGTGTTTTATTTGGCTATAGACGATCCACGGCACATTGTGGTCGCATGGGTCGGCAAGGATCATGAATCGGAGGCGACGGAGATCGTTCGCCGCTTCAACGCTCATGAGGAGCTGGTAGAGACGCTGGAAATGCAGATCGCCAGGGTGGAAGGCCATTGGGACCATCCACTGCTCGTTAAATACGGTCCGCTAAGGACTGATCCGGCGACTGATATGGCCATCATGGCCAGGGCGATGCTGGCCAAACTCAAGGAGTAACCCATGGACTATCTCATCCTCATCAGCCTGTTCACGCTGGCCGTGATCGGGCATGAATTACCACGCTGGAGGGCCACATGACAAGCCTGGAGATTAGGAGCCAACCGGCTCCTGAGTTCGGGAACTTCCACGTCTGGGCCTATCGTGGCGAGCAGTGGAAGCATTTAGGTTCTTTTCTCGTCCGCAAGGAGGCGGAAGCATGTTTCAAAGAGCATTTACGGGAAATCGCCATCCAGGATGGCTCGGACTACTTGTTTGGTCAGCGACCAGCATAGTCCTCTGGGCCGGCTGTGCCCGGGACAAAGTGACCGTCAAGGCTGAAATGAAGCCTTTTACGAACGATCTGACCTGCACCATTCAATACGAGGTGAGTCGATGATCTATCTCGCGTGGCTGGGTGGCATCGCTGCCATCTGGCTCGTTGTGGCTGGGGTGATCGCCGGGACGTTCTTTAAGAACAGCAGCGAGGCTAAGCGATGGGACGCTGTCGCCATATTCCTCTGGCCATTCACGCTGTTCTTCCTCAGCACGTTTGGCCTGGGGATATTCATCGGCGACTCCATCCGCCGGAAATGGCCCTGGCTGGCCAACTCGGATGAGTGGGATCAACGAAAGGACAACCCGTGAACCGCTGGACCATTCGATTCGAAATCGACGGCATCAAGGAGACCCGCATCTCTCCCTGGATGCCTGATGCCAATGCGGCTTTAGTTTGGCTATATCGCCAGAAGCCCTTAATCCTCAGATGCCTGGAGACCTTGGTCGTCAGGCCCTACCAAAAGGGGGATTCATGATCACGTTCGAGGATGGGTATTTCGAGGTCTTAAAGGAGCATAGCTGCCTGGAGACGGGTGGGGAGTCGGTCGATGTCTCTGGGAATGGGGCTGATGTCGTGCGGGTGAATGATCGTGAGGTCGTCGTGACCATGCCAAATGGTGGTTACGTGCGTCTCTGGTCCACTCACCCGATTAAAGCGAAGTGCAAGCCTGAGTAACGTCCCGTAATCGGCCGCCCTAGTAATAGGGCTGCCATTTATCGGTCGTTCCTGTCACTAATCGAGGAGTCTTTTATGGTCACGGCAATCGTGGGCCAGGGTCCGCCCTTGGCCAAATCCCTGCACCCTGGCAGGCTGGTGAAGCTGCTCCAAGCCAGCAAGACCCAGGTGGGCTACAACCACCGCCCGCCCGTCAATCGCGTCCTGCGGGTCCACAGTAAATACAGCTGGAAGGAGCAGCCCTGCGTTTACCTCCAGGATGAGCTAACCGGTACCACCTACGGCACCACCGAGCTGGACAGCGTGTTCGCGGCGGTCAGTCGGCGCGAGAAGGCCGAATACCGGGACGAACTCACGAAGCTCTACATCTCCGGGAAACGCTCCCTGGGGGGTAATGGCTGTGGGGGACGCGGGACCGACCCGGAGGTGTTCGTGGTGAACGGGGAGGGCGAGATCATCCCCGCCTACCTGTTCCTCCCGTCCAAGGCCGCGCCGCTCTATATGAAGGGGGCCCTGGGGGACGTGAAGGCCTTCTACGACGGCTTCCAGGCTGAGTTCACGGTCGGCGTGGCTGGCTGCCACGAGAACCTCTGTCACGATGTCCGGTTGGGATTGAAGTCGATCTACGAGGCGGCTAAGAAGCTCGACCCCACAGCCAAGCTGACACATCAATGCGTCCTGGACCTGCCTGAGCACGTTTGGGCCACCACCCCCGCTGAGCAGCGAGTCTTGGGCTGCGATCCCTCCTCGAATGTCTATTTCGAGGGACCGAATCCCCGCCTGGGAACCGCCGAGGAGCTGCCTTTCCGCTTTGCGGGCTGCCACCTGCATTATGCGATCGGCAGCGATCAGTCCCTGAAGGCTAAGCAGGGGATCGTGAAGCTCCTGGATGCGATCTCGGGGGTCTGCTCAGTCAGCCTCCTGCGGGGCCTGGAAGACCCGCGTCGCCGGGCCTTCTATGGCCTGGCGGGGGAATACCGGCTGCCGCAGCACGGGCTGGAATGGCGGACGCTGAGTTCCGCGATTCTGATCCACCCGGTCGTTTGGCATTTGGTCTGCGATCTGTCCCGGAAGGTCGTGGCGATTGCCTTGAGCGATCAGGCCTTTATCTGGGACTGCTCCGCTGATGAGGCTCAGCAGGTCATTAACGACCTGAACGTCCCGCTGGCCGAAGAGATCATCCACCGCAACGAGAAAGCCTTACACGCGATCTTGCTCGGCACGTATGGAGCCCAGGAGGTCATCGAGAAGTCCACCCGGCTGATCCTGGAAGGGGCGGAGAACTGCCTGCCATCGCTGGATGTGGTCGCCAACTGGCACCTCAACGAGGCCCAGTGGCCCCGCCAACCGCAAATGAGAAACACCACACTCAAGGCGAAGCCATGACGGGTTACCTGCAAAATATCCTTCTTCAACCGCACCACCAAAGGAGCAATGCCGTGTCTGTTACCGCATCTATCAACCCCCTGCCGGTGTACGTCACCGATGCAGACGTGAACCGGGTAGCACCCAAGAAAGAGGAGGATTGGGTCGTTAATTTTGGCGACCCGAACGACAGCGTTGAAGAGTTTCCGTTCTGCTGTGCCATCGGCGTCATCGGGCACGCGATCGCCACTGAAGGTGACTACGACCGAGAGATTGAGAGCCTCACGCCGCAGCACGGAGAAGCCTTCTTGAAAGCCATGAAGGAGGAGGTGGCTGGACGTTCTCGGGAAGGTCTAATCCTCTACACCGTCACCGACAACCAAGTGGTGGAGCGGGCAGGCCTGGAGGCGGTTGGCTTTCAAATCATGGCCGTCTTCAAGAACCCTAAGACCGGCAATCGGATCACGCTTTACGGTCTTTTGGTGAACCAGCCGCGTAGCCGGCCGGTCCACCCTAAGGCCGCGAAGAAGAAGCTGAAGCGTAAATAGTCCAGCCCTAGCTTTCGACAAAATGTAAGCGCAGGCTGCTTCTCACGGGCTCCGCCGGCTAATAAGCTGGCGGGGCCTTTTTTTGTTGAGTGGACGGACCAATGTTTGGTTCCTGTCACGAAGTCCCATGTTTTTCTTAGGAGGTAGGTTTCATGGCTGTGAAAGCGACTATTGGTGGCGGTGGTCAGGTCGGCACGCTCTCGTTCAACGAGATCATCGGCTACACGCCGGGTCAGGGCCGGGGGGACGCGAAGAAGAACTGCTACCAGAATGTCAACAATGGCAACATTCTGGTCGTGTTCGGCGTCAACGCCCAGCTCGTCGAGTACGAGCGCCGGCCCAGCGGCAAGCGGACCAACCGCACCGGACTGACGCGGGCCGGTATGTTCGTGATCGAGAAGAAGACGGGCAAGCTCCGTCCGGTGACGGCCGACCGCAGCCCTGATGGCAAGAAGGTTTGGGTGCCGTACTCGGGCTCGATCACCATCGGGGGTAACCCCCACGTCATCCAGCCAGGCCAGAACGCCCAGGCGGCTGGCAGCGACGAGTACGACGACGAAGACGGCGAGGCCTAGGCAATCTGGGCTAACCCAAAAGCGACATGACTGTGTCGCTTTTGACGTAAGTCCTTATCCGACGTGAGTCGCGGAGGTCCGTTCACCGGCCCTGGGCAGTAGCTTAGGGCCGAGACGCGGTTTTCCCTGTCACAAAACCTAGAGGAGGAAGGAGGGGATGCTATGCCCCAAAACAAACGCTTAGCGGGGGTTCTAGATACCGAACTCACCACGAAGCAAGTCGCCGATTGGCTCACCGAGCTGATCGAGAGATTCTCGAAAGCCGCCCCCAAGGGCTCCGGCGAGCGAACCGCCAAGGACATCGTCAGCCCGCTCAAGAAGCGGGTGGAGGAGTACCTGGCCCATCGCAAGCAAGGCGACCCACATCGCACCTCAACCCACACCGACCTCTGTGAAGGAGTGCGATTCGCCCTCAACAGCTTCCGCAACATCATCAATGTAAAGTCGGTAGAGGGGCTCAACATCGAGCCCTATCAGGCCGTCGCGGATCGGCGCTGGGAGGAAGTCGTCAATGCCCGGATCGAAGGCAAGCACTGGACGTTCCCGTGCTGCCACTGTGGCCGAGGCGGGACGGAGCTAATTGCAGAGAAGTATTTCTGCGTCCGCTGTCGGGATGTCTATACGGCCGTTTGCCGGGGGTGCGACGAGCGGTCGGATAAAGCCGACATGCGAGTCGTGACCAATGAAGACGCGGCGGAGCTGTATTACTGCGAGGAGTGCGTCAGTGGGCTCGATACTCATGAATGCACGGCCTGTCACGTCCCTTACTTGGGGCGCGAGAACCACGGCCATCGGCACTCCGCCGAACTCAAGGCCGCTGGCATCTCCGCGTGCCGGAACTGCGCGCCTGGCTACCGGAAGCTGCACTGCGGGCACTGGTGGCCCAACGGCGGACATCGGCAGGCGGTTGTCGTCGATACCGAGGACGACAATCGCGTCCGTGAGACCGTCATCGAGCAGGGGCAGCATGTCTGCGACAACTGCCTCGACCGGCGACATCGGGACGATGCTTTGCCTGAGTTCTGGCGGCAGAAGGTCCCCAAGGTCAACGGCAGCCTCTTCACGGAGGTTGGCTCGCTACGGACGTTCGGGGTCGAGCTGGAGTTCTGCGAGGTCTATCAGATGCCTCGCATGAGCGACGACATTAAGAACTACTGGACCGCCAAGGAAGATGCCTCCCTGCCACGGGGCGGGGTGGAAATGGCTTCCACGATCCTCCATGGGGATGAAGGATTGCAGCGGATTCGCGAGCTATGCGAGTACGCTCATGCCCCGGAAGGCAACCCCAAGAAGAAGTGGGCCGTGGATGCCAGGAGTGGCTTTCATCTGCATGTGGGTCTGGCGACGGACAGCCAGGAGCAGGTGGCCGCGATTGCGATGGGGTATTTGCAGACGTACGAGCTGTGGCGGCTGTTTGTCGCTCCCAGCCGGACGAATAGCTGCAAGTATTGCCGCCGCAACCGGATCACCCCCGCTCAGCTCGTCGGCTATCAGCCTCGGGAGTACATCCAGAAGCTGACGGCTCTCGACGACCGGCGGGTGTGGTGCAATTGGCACTCCTATCCGGCTCGGCAGACTGTCGAGCTGCGGGTCCATCAGGGCACGAAGGTGTATGAGAAGATCGCGAATTGGGTCAAAGCCCATACGCGGTTCTGCGACTGGTGCGCCAGCCTGAAGAACCCCAAGAAGGTCTATGAGCGGCTCAAGGATTACGAGACGAAGCCGCGTGAGCTGTTTCTGATCGTGGCCCAGGAGGCCTGGAAGGATCGGGAGCTGGGTATGTGGTTCCGTAAGCGGGCAGAGGCGCTGCACGAGAAGGGCAATCGCCTCCTGTCGCATCGCAAGCTGCGGCAGAAAGGGATTGACCCGAAGGCAGTGCCGACGTTCACCAACGGGACGCTGACCTTCAAGGGGAGAAGGCTGTTCGTGGTGGAGTACGAGCGGACAATCTACGTGATTGACCGCGAAAACATCCACGACTCGGGTGGCGTTAGATTCCTCCATCCAACCAAGGACGATTGGATCGCAAGCCCCAGTCGCCGATTTCTTACCCGAGAGGACGCCGAGAGGTGGTGCATTGAGCACGCTGATCAGAACCAAGTCCCAGTCGAGACGCTCGCGGACGAGATCGCTCGTCGCATAGCCCGGGCGAGCGAGAACCGGCGGGCACGTCCAGCGAATCGGGTTGTCATGCCGGAGTTCGCTATCAGCTCCGGGCCATGGACTCCTGATCCGCTGCCAGCGACTGTCGAGGTAACTGACGAGATCACGGCTGGCGATCGTCAGCTATTAGATGATCTGGATGATGAGGACGAGCCAGAGGAAGAAGAGGAGTCGGTTGCGGACGACATCTTCTAAGCGTTAACTAACTGTCACAAACTCTTGATAAATAAGGACTTATCATGGATCAATCAGATGGATTCAGGGGCCTACTGGACCGCGTGTCGGTCCATGGTCCTGAGATGTGGGAGAACGACACTGGTCCTCCTGGCTGGCACGCAGTCTCGCACGACGACCTAAGTATCGTCGCCTACTTCTTGTTTGAGGCTGACGCTTACCGCTATCGTCTGGACCTGATAAATCGGCTCCTGAACGAATTGCCTCCAGAGTTTCTGGGGGCCGGAAGTCAGTAGTGCCGTCGTTCTTTTTGGAGTTGCAGGAGTGACACAGGGGCTGCCTGTTCGAGATGCTGTTGGTGCCGCCAAGCGACACGGGGATCACATGGTCAGCGACCAGTCGATCCTTGCTGCCGCAAGCCAGACACCGATAGCCATAAACCGACAGGAGCAGCTCCCAGTCCTCTTCTGTCCAGGTTCCTCCTGCGGCGCGGAGGCGATCAACATACTGCCTCTCGTAGGCGCGTATCTTGGCCCTGTTCTTCTTGCGGTACTCGGCCATGTAGGCTCTGGCCTTGGCCTTACCATCCTCAGAGGTTCTGTTGGCAGACTTACGTGCCTTTACGTCTGGATTGGCGTGATGCTCAGCTTGCTTTGCTCGCACCTTGTCGCCATGGGTGGCTTTATATCGCGCCCACCGGGCGGACTGACAGGCTCGGCAGTGAGGCTGCAAGCCGTCTTTAGCTGAGTGACATTTAGCGAAATCCTCGACGAGTTTTTCGTGTTTGCAGGAGCAGCATGTTTTAGTTTCCATGCAGCTACTGTATCATTTGCGAACTTACTGTCAAGAATAAAGGAGACCACAAATTGTGCGGATTATTTGGCGGACTTGGTGCCAACATTAATGTCCATGCGGTGCGTCACCTCGCGGCTCTCAATGAGAGTCGGGGGCGTGACTCCGCTGGCTTCTTTGACCAGCATGGAGACTGGCTTAAGAAGGGTTATACCTCGATCACGGAGTGGCTCAAGGACGAAGGGCTGCGGGACAAGCTCCAGCGGATGTGCCTCACGGGGGCCGTCTGCGGGCATACCCGGGGCTCGACTCGTGGGAACCACAAGACCGAAAACGCCCATCCCTTCGCCTACGGCGAGGAGGGCAAGCAGGTAGTGCTCTCACACAACGGGGTGATCGACGCCCCGGCGAAGTACGACGTGGATTCGATGTACATGGCCGACTTGCTCGCTCAGGGCAAGCCTGGCCAGTACCAGGAGGCCTTGGGGGGTGTCTCGGGGTGGTACGTGCTGACCTGGCACGACGAGCGGACGGGTTGCATCTACTTCCTTAATTGGACGGGCACTCTATGCTTCGCCCCGCTGGGGGACACGATCTACTACTCGTCCGCCAAGCAGCATCTCCAGCAGGTCCTGGCCCACCCTAAGATTCACGAGACGGTCTCGGGGGAGGTTTGGATGTGGACCGGCAAGAAGATGAAGCCGCTCAAGCACTTCACCGGGAAGGTGCGGACCTATACCCAGAGCAATAATTATGGCCAGCAATGGGACGACACCCGACCCTCTGGATCGGTTCTCAAGCTCCGCTCGACCGGCAAGTGGGTCGCCAACCTGCGTGGCGCTTACTTCGCGGAATTGACCGACCAGGAGAAGTGGGAGGAGATGTACGGGAACGACCCCAACCCTTACACCTCCAATGGTAAGTGGCCCGGGTTTCAAGTGATCGAGGCGCATATCAAGAACGCGACCATCATTGACTTCGACGGCAAGCCCGTCTCCAAAAAGAAGCTGCGAAGAGGGATTCGCAGCTGGGTCGGTAACGACGACACCGAGCTGGAGGAGTCGGAGAAGCAGGGAGTGGTGGTCGTGGATAGTCCCGGCGTGGCCGATACCAAGGTTGTTACCACTGTCCAGAATGCCACCCCCGAGCAGAATGAGGCCCTCGATAAGTTCTTCTCAGACAACCAGATCGGCAAGGAGACGTGCGTGGCCTGTGAGGGAACGGGGCTGGCCACGCAAGGGAGTGAGTTACGCTGCCGGCCCTGTAACGGGACGGGCAAAATGATCGCTCACGCCCTCGTGAAGGCCGATGTCGCCAAGCGGGCGGCGGAGGCCGAAGCAGGGGACAACGTCGCCAAGGCCCTGGCCCTGCAAGAGGAGATCAATCGCAAACAGCGTGATCTTCGCTACCGGGACCGCTCCGATGCCTCGGCGGCTGCCAGAGCGGCCTTAAACGCCCAATGGCAGAAGCTGAGGGCTAAGGGCATGGATGACGAGACGATCGGCAAGGAGCTGTGGAGGGCCGGATTCTACGAAGACATCTACGACCTGGACGAGAAAGACCTCCTCCCACTGCGGGGCTGGATGGAAAACGACGCCTTCGCCATGGACTAGCACGGTGGACAACCACCCGGCCCTGGGAAACTGGGGCCGGAAACTTGTCAGATCGTGAAATGATGGCATTGACAGCCATCGTTCAGTTTTCTACATTGTCCGCGTCACACTTAATGAGGAGGTTCCTGAGGATGCCCAGTGTTATGCAGATTCGCCGGATGGAGGAGTTCCGGGAATACTTTCGCCAGAAATGGGCGGGACGGGTCACGGATTGGGAGGTCGTCAAGCAGGATATGCTGGACAAGAACCCTTGGCTCAATAAGGATCGCTGGCCCAATCTCCGCACGCAGCTGAAGAAGATCAACGATGAGTCAGTGGGTCGCCGGGAGTCGGCGGCACTCGTGCCGGCGGTGCCCGTCGCCCAGCACGAAGACAACGGCCAGGTGATGGAAATCCCCACACTAACACTCCCCCGCGAGCTGTCGGATGAGGCCCGGGAGTGCATCAACCGGCTCCTGGAGGAGAATCACCGACTCTCCACGGACATCAGCCTGAAGGAAATGGAGATGGGTGGGCAGAAGCAGCGGCTGGCTGGCCAAGAGGCCCGCGTGCGGCTGCTGAAGAAGATCGCATTCGAGGCCATTGATGCCCTGTAAGGGAATTGGAAGGACCGTGCTAGTAGCTCAACGGTAGAGCGCCGCAGAACAAGGACCGCGAAAGCGAGCACCGCCTACGGAGGTAGCTGGATCGTCACCAGCCTAGCACCCTTGTCGGTGGAGAAAGGTCAACAAGTGCAACGAGGGTGGCGCTTAGGCCGTACCCAGCTGGGCACCCTCACCGAGCAGTGATCCGCGTGGAGCGACAAAATCCATTAGGTGTCGAAAAAGACACTGACCGAAGCGTCAACCCCACCGGGTGAGCACACGCTGCCCACCGACATAATACACGGCAGGAGACGGGAACTGGATTATTTCACCCTTGGGTGGATGACCATGAAGAAGGGAACGTCTCCTGCCACCTTATAAGGAGTGCTTATGATCGACACATTCAAGACTGCTGATGAATGGATGGAGGCAGTCAGGAAGGAAGGTCGCGAGGAGAAGGCGAAGCACCCGTTCCGCTACTTCATGCGGAGGACATGGCCACGGTTCTGGCGGTGCTATATCCACGAGCCCTGGTACTGGCTGAAGTGCCATGTTTGGCACCGCTATAACGTCCTGGTCATGCGGGATTTGCCGCCGACCTGGGTAGATCGAGACGTGGCGATCCTGCACGCCAACTTCCAGATACTGAAGGACTTTGTGGAGAAGGAGGATCGCGGTTCCGAGGAGTTCCCCGGTCACACCCAACGGTCCCGGGAGGACCTCATCAGCGACTACTGGATTTGTAAGGAACGGGAGTATTGGACGGAAGAGCAGATCGCCGAGAGCAGGAAGTTCGCGGAACAGAGAGCGGACGACTGGATGGAAATCAAGGCTCTATACGACTGGTGGGAAGTGCGTCGTCGCGTTGGAGATGATGGCGACTGGGCTCCAGGAGCCGAGATGAATCAAGATCAAGAGGACACCGAGAAGCTCAAGCGGCTCATCGAGCTGCGTGGGTATCTCTGGAGTTAGTTTCGTTTGTTCTTTGGAGGAATATGTAATGGCAGATGTGATTAAGTTGGACGAGGCTCGTCGCCCGGACATTAGCGATCGCCAAGTGGAGTTCTGCAAGGAACTCATCGGCATCGGGCTGACGAGGAACACGATCGTGGGCCTAGTGATCGGCAAGGACGTGGACAAGCTCAACCACGCCGAGATCAATGTCGGCTACAAGCTGATCAACCAGTGCCGGGAGGAGTTGGGGTATGGGTTGATGGACGCTCGTCGCGCCCAATCCCCGTTCACCATCGCTGCGGTGCGGGCGGCGGCTCGCAACCAGAAGGTCAAAATCCGTATCGCCTAGGAGGCACCATGACGGCGACTGAATGGCAAACCAAGCCCCTGGGTGAGGTCTTTACCGAGGGGCAACTGAAGCAGGCACGGGACATCTACAGGCTCTACGACAGGCCCAGCAAGCCCTGCGTGGACCATCTCCGGGAGGAGATTACCGGGCCTCTTATTAAGCAGATCGACGAGCGTACCGGCCAGGAAAACGGCCCGGCCTATTGGGCCTGGGTTCTGGCCTATGACCTGGGAAAGGATGAGGCATGACCAGAGTCAGAGACAAGAAAGAACCCGTGGTGATGATAACGCTACGGGTCCCTGAGTGGCTGCACGATGCGATCGTGGATACCGCCCACGAGAACCGTGTCAGCATGAACGAGTATTGCCGGCAACTACTCGAACAAAATGTTGCCCCCGCCCCGAAAGGATTCACGAATGCTGCCGTCGCTAACCATCCTCTCTCAGCTCAAGTCCGCCGGGCGTGAGGCGGCCTATTACGGGGCGCTCCTTACGGACTGCCCGCACCAGACCGCTGACTTGAAGGCAGCATGGGAGAGGGGTTGGCACTTAGGGCGACAAGACCGGGCCGAGGATATACAGGACGGCCGGCACCCCGATCAACACACTGTCACAAAAAGGAAAAGGAACCATGCTGCATCCAGAGCCAGTTAGCGGGGGCGCTGCCCTCGAAAACGTCATCGAGCGACTCATCGCCCGCAAGGCGGTTCATGCCAGAAAAGGCATCGTTATGGGCGAGGAGTGCTGGGTTGACATTTTTGATCACCTTCGCGAGGAGGTGAAGGAGCTGGAGGATGCGGTATGGGCTAATCACGCACTCCCAGGCAGTGCAGGGATTGGCGAAGAAATTGGTGACATACTCGGGATCGTCGTCCACGCCGCACTCAAGGCCGGCTTCTCGGTGGGCGAGATCGTAAACATGGAAATCGAGAAGCTGAAGGAACGATTCCCTGAATGAACATTACGACCAGCATTAAGACAGTTAAAGATTCCCTCCGCGAGTGGCAGGGCCAGCGTGGCCTGAATTACGCCGTGGAGGGCTCGTTTGAGAACGGTGGGGACTGGGAAGCCTCCCACCAGACGCCAGAGAAGGCTCGCGAGACGATGGAGGTCATGAAGGGCCTGATCGGGATCGACCACGAGTTCGAAGTGGACGATAAGACCCGCCAGTACCAGGGCCGCACCCAATACCGGCTCAAGAACTGGCCGGGCAAGCCGCAGTACAGTGGAGGTGGGGGTGGTGGTCGCTCTGGTGGAGGCAGCTTCCAGACACAGTACCGCAACTCCGAGCAGGGCGCGAAGGAAGAGCGGGACTCAATTGCTCGTAGCGTGGCCCTTCAGCAGGCCGTCGTCTTTATCGGCAGCGACAGTAAAGAGCCTGGGGAGGTGCTTTCGGCTGCGGATCGCTTCTACGAGTGGCTGGTGAAGAATAATAAGCCCGTCTCTCAGGCCTTTCAGCAGGCCGCCAACACCGAGGCAACAACGCCCGTCACGGCCGGCACACAGAGCAAGATAGTCCAGAAGGCCAATACGCTCTTCAACGAACCCGACAAACCGGCTCCTCCGGCTGGTGGCTACAAGACGATGACGTGCCCTAAGTGCGGCAAGCCAGAAGCCGTCCGCAAGAGCAAGCTCGACGGAACACCTCCCTGGTACTGCTACAGCAAGATCGGTGGCTGCGGGCATCAATGGGGCGATACCCAGCCACTCACCAGCGACGCGCCGGTCGAGCATAAGTCCCCCGCCGTCCTGGCATCAGAACAGATCGCCCTCTCCGTGAAGAAGGGGGACATGACTCATCTCAAGAAGGTCATGGAGCGGATCGCGGAGCGGGTGATCGACGGGGGTATCAGCCAGGCGGAAGCCGACGAGCTGGACATCGAGACCCAGACAGCCAAAAAGGCCATCGAATCAGGCCAATCGTACAACGAGTGGTATCAGAAGATGCTCCAAGCCGTGCAGAATCGCGAAAGCGAAACCCATCCCGATATGCAGGAGCTTGAGAAGAGGTTCTAGGGGTTAGGAAGCCCGCTGTTTCGTTTACTTCTTTGGAGGATTTATGACTGCTGTAGCTACCGCTCCGGCCACTGACCGCCAGCTGACGATCGAGATGCCGGATGAGCCGATTTACGACATCTCCAGCCTTGGAGAAGGAATTGCTCTTCGCAACCGCCGTACCGTTGAGTTCACGACCGAGTTCGCCGCAGACTTCCTGAGTCGCTATGCGGAGTTTTGGGTTAATGACGAGAAGGTGGATCGCAAGCTCTCCGACAATCATGTGATCTACCTGGGTCGCGAGATGCTCTCCAGTAACTTTCGCTGGGAGCAGGTTAATCTCGTGATCGCGGAGGTTGAAGGCACGATCTATCGCCTCAACGGTCAGCACACCGCCTGGGCCCGGCTGTACGCCGACGACGAGGGCCTCGATAAGAAGACCCGCTGCCCGGTCCAGCTCCTGCGGTACAACTGCGAGACGATCCAGGACGCACGACGACTCTACGCCTCCCTGGATCGCGGCCGTCCTCGCGGCCAGAATACCGTCGTCCAGTCCCATCTCCTGGGGACCGAGGAGTTCGAAGGGTACAAATCCAGCCAGCTCAGCCTCCTCTCACAGGGCCTGGCGTTCTGGATGTGGGACAGTATGCACACCCGGGGCCTGCATGGCGGGGACGATCGGGCCTACCTGCTCCTCAAGGACTACCACAAGCTGGCCCTGGCGGTCGGCAACATCATTAAGCAGTCCAAGGCCTCCGACTTTAAGCATATGAAGCGGGCTCCGGTCGTGGGAGCAATGTTCGAGACCTTCAGCAAGGCCCCGCAGATCGCTCACGACTTCTGGCTGTCCGTGCGGGATGGGGTGGGCATCGGTGACAAAGAGGACCCCCGCTGGACGCTCCGGGAATACCTAAAAAACACGATCCTCTCGAAGTCCAAGGTCCATGCCGACCTGAAGATCGTGACTCAGGAAGAGACCTACCGGGCCTGCGTTCATATGTGGAACGCTCACCGCTCTGGGCGGCGGGTGAAGCACATCCGGGTCAACATGACGGAAGCCCGGCCCACGGCCCGTTAATTCAACCATTAGATGGCAGCGAGGAAGACGACGCCTGTCATGGAGATCAATATGCCGGCACCGAAGATAGTTCAGAAGCTACACGACAAACCGTCGTTCCCGACGACGTACAAAATCGCCTGCCGGGACCACGGCAAGCAGGTCTCTGCCATCATGGATCGGGTCGCAGCCAGCAAGTCCGAGACGATTAAAGCAGCCGTCAACGACCCAGCGGGGATTAAATGGCAGTTCGTAATGGCGCGGGCGAAAGACCCGGATGACCTGGAGACCGCCGAGCAGATCAAGGACTACTTCATCAAGAAGAGCAGGGTCTATCTCAAGGCCACGGTCGGTGCGCCAGGCTCCGGGGGACGTTCCCTGCAATACGAGCCACTGGACACCATTCCGGTCTCGATCATGGCCCTCTTCGAGCAGAAGGCCAGCCAACTGGCGAAGCGCCGCGACCAGGAGGATACTGACATCGACGCCGAAGAGGAGCAGGGGGCCCTGATGATCGGCTACCGGGGAGACGAGGACAGCCTGGTCTCGATCCTCGATCGCTGGTGGACCACCCACCCTCAAGCCGATAAGCGGCTCTACTACTACGTGCGTGAGGGAGTAAAGCAACTTATGGAGTCGGCTGGCGAAACCAGCCGGAGACGATGAGCGATACAGCGAGGCCGGGGGAATTGCCGACAGAGGTAGACAACAAACGCAATAGCATTATGTGGATACACTACCCGCCAGCCGAAGGGTGGGCGCTGGTCAATCGTGGAGTCACGGAGTTTAACCGTCACAAGATGGTGTCTATCAGCTTCTCGGCTGACGGTGGTAAATCGTGGTCTAGCTGTGGTTTCGCAAAAAGGAGTTGGGCTGAGTCACTGTTTGCCAGGATAGATTCGGCCCTCAAGGCCATCGCGCCCGCTGGAGAGCAGACCCCAGATCAGCGACGAGCCACGGCCGCCGCAAGCATCACGGATGAGCAGCTATCGTTAGTCGAAGTGTCCGAAGAACCCGCCGGCGAGCAAAGGCAGGGTGAGAAGGTGGCGTGGTCCGCCGAACGTATCCGCAAGGAGCTTGGTCAGTTGTTCGCCAATCGCTTCAACTGCTGGGCGAAGAAAGTCGATGACCCAGAGCCGGACGACGAGATCGGCAGTCACATGGCCATGTCGCAGGATCGCTTCGTTGAAGTGGTGGGGCCGCTCTTAAAGCAACTGGCCGACGATTACGGGATGCTGACTGCGGCTGCGACCCGGGCCAAAGAGGCGGCAGAGAAAGAGCGAGGTGCGATTGCCGGCGAGATATACCGGCTCAAGATCGCAGCCAAGCAACTAATGAAGGCGCTCGATCAAGACGAAGCGTCAGGACTGGCGGCCTTTAAAAATTCCGACCACACACTCGTTGGCGACCTACTGGAGCTGAGAAGGGCGTTAAATGTCGGGCGGTAATCCGCATTGACAAATTGACGGCAGGATGCCATTTTGTCCCGCACTGTCACAAAACTACGTCACGCACACCATCGGGAGGGATTTCGTATGGGTCAGGAGTTGAAGGCCGCCGGTTTAGCTCAAGGCCGCATTACGCTCAAGACCGCCGCCGAGCACATCAATCGGCTGCACCAGGAAGCCACGAACTTCTGCAAGGCCGGGCTGCTGAAGGCCATTGAGGCAGGGGAGGAGTTAGCCAGGACCAGGTCCGCCATTAAGCACGGGGCGTTTGGAGCCTGGGTCGAGTCGGAGTGCGAGTTCACGCTCCGCACGGCCCAGCGCTACATGGACCTCGCCGAGAATAAGGACAAACTGTACGAGGACATTGGCCCCGGGCAGATGTCGATCACGACCTTAAATGAGGGGATTGCCAAGCTCACGCAGAAGCGCAAGGAGAAAAAGGATGCTCTTAAAGCCGCCACTTTACCAGCAAGGGAACCTGCTGTTTCAGAGAATAAACCCACGGAGGGAGCCGTCGATGAGTGCATCAAGGGAGGAGCCCACAATTGGGAAGGTGACGTGGAGCTTCCCGGCGAGTTCTGTGCCAAATGCCACGAAGCGCGACCCGCTGTACGATCGGCCCCTGACGCGGATGATTCGGGATATTCTGCGGCTGAACGATCCGACCCTGAAGAGGAAGCTGATTGTGGCCTGGCTGAGAGGGGATTGGCCGACGATCTCCTCAGCGAACTTGCCGCCCTACTCAAAGAGGCAGCGGACCTCGTTGACCAAGCGGCGAAAGCCCGCCCGTCGCCGCTCAAAGAAAGCGTCCTGACGAGCCTGACCGTGGCGTATGAAGATGTTCTTAAATGGAGGAAGTGATGAGCGTTGAAACTGATGGTGATGTCCCCATTGAATCGCTCCTGGCTGAATTGTGGTCGGCCGCTCCTATGCCGATCTCGCTCACCATCGGTGAGTGGGGTTATGCGATGGCCGATATGGAGATGAGCATCAAGCGATCCAGGGCAGCTGGCGAGACGACGGTCGCCGACTGCCTGGAGGCCATTCTCCACAAGATGGAGGGCCAACTATTTCCGCAGTTTGGGCTGTCGTCGAGCGTCGAGGAGATTCGCCAGGCTACACGATTACAGGACTGAGAAGCTAAGAACGGATGCTGGAATTACGTGACTATCAAGTAATCGCGGTCCGTCAGGTGTTTGACGCCTGGCGGGCTGGTCATCGTTCGGTGGTGCTCGTCGCGCCAACAGGGATGGGGAAGCGGATCGTGGCCTTGTGGCTGATGCAATACGCAGCCCAGGCCCGGAGGAAGGTGCTGTTCGTGGGCAACCGCCGGCTCCTGATCAACCAGGCCCAGGTCGATGCCGAGAAGTTCGGCCTGGATTACGGCGTGCTAATGGCCGACGCCGAGATGGGCAACGCCGGAGCCTCGAACCAGATCGCATCCATTCAGTCCCTGGAGAGCTGGTATTTCTATGAACGATTCTCCGACATTCCCACCGGTAGGGGACTGCCCCCAGCCAACTGCGTCATTATTGACGAAGGCCATCAGGATGTTGGACGATATGGCACCCTTCTTGGGTTTTATCCCGATGCAAAAATACTCATCCTTACGGCGACACCTGCTGGCGCTGAGGGCCGGGCTCTCGTCCCGTCGCCCTACGAAGTGATGGTCGAGCCGGTGAAGAACTCGCAGCTCATCCAGCGATTCCGCGACACCGGAGAGGGACTCCTCCCCGTGAAGGTGTTCGCCCCCAGCGAGCCGTTTCTCAAGGGAGTCTCGATTGATGGTCAGAAAGAATACAACCAAGCGAAGCTCGGCAGGGCGGTCCAAAGCTGCACCGTCGCGGCCGATGTCTTCAAAGAGTGGGAGCCGCACCAAGACCGGGCGACTGTCTGCTTTGTCCCAGGAATACCTTTCGGGCGTTCACTCGCCGGGCAATTCAATGATCGTTACGGTTCAGGGACGGCACACCTCATCGAAGCCAAGACAAAACCCCACGATCGGGAGCGGATTATTAACTCGATTAGAGACGGGGAGAGCCGGGTGCTGGTCTCGTGCGACGTTCTACGAGAGGGGTTTGACCTGCCCCTACTGTCTCTCGGAATTGATCTACAGCCTAATGCTCAGCTCCGAACATACTGGCAAAAACTTGGACGCATTAAGCGTCCTGAAGCAGGTCAAAGTGAAGCTATTTGGCTTGATTTCGCCGGCAACTACTGGCAGTTCCCCCACCCCGACGAAGACCCGGAGTGGCCGGTCGGCAGCGAAGAGACGACACAGGAGCTGATCCAGCGGAAGCGGAAGGAGCAGGGCGAGTCGCAGCCGATTATGTGCCCGAAGTGCTCGTACGTGCGGGCCAAAGGCCCTACCTGCCCCAACTGTGGCCACACCTCCGCGAATCCGATCCGCCGCATTCGGATGGGGGACGGCAGGCTGCAAGAGGTTCCGGCCGTGGCCCGTAAGGCCAAAGAACTGACGGCCGAGCAGCGGATGTTCAATAAATGGAAACAGAGGCTCTTTGCGGCCCTGCATTCCGGCTTGACGTATGGGCAATGTGCTGCCATCTTCAAGCGAGAGACGGGTCAGTCACCGCGTCACGGGTGGCCCGGGGTTTATCCCGCCCACGATCTATCGTGGAGCCGGAAGCCTCAACATGATCACAGTCGTGGCAGCCTCAACGCTGCCTGCCGTCACTATCAGGAGTCCATGGAATGAAGGCTGAAGAATTGACCGCTGATTTTTTGGATTGGCTCAAGGGGGTGGGCGAGAAGTCCGCCGAGTTCATCGAGCGCGAGTCCCCACTCTTGGCCCAGGAGATCGTCGCCTGGCACTTCTGGAGCAACGCCGTTGAGGCGTGCCTGGGGATTCTATTCGCTTCCGTATTCGCTGCCGCATCTGCATATGCCTTTCGGAAGTGGATGCAGATGGCCCCCATCAGCCGGGACACTCCCAATGAACACGATGGGAAAGTGCTCGCGCTGGGCTTCGGCTGGGGAATCCTGGCCGCTATCGCCGTCCTGATTTTGGCGATTCATCTAACGGATGGCGTCTGGGGTATGGCAAAAGCCTCCTGCGCCCCGCGTCTCGTCATCATCGAAAACCTGAAAGGACTCGCGAAATGACTAAGGAAGCTATCGACGCCATGCTCGACCAGCTGGAAACGGCCATGCGTGAGTCGGCCGAGATGATGGTCAAGCTCAAGGCCCCGTCCACCGACGGCTCGATGCGGCCATCGCAGAGCCTGCGGATGATGTCGATCTGCGTGATGTTTGGCGAGATCATTGCCAGCTCCTTGGATTCCGGGGACAGGTCGGCCATGGAAATGTACCGGCGCATGGTCCAAGAGCTAAATGAGAGGGAAGATGACTAACCAGGAACTGCGGGATAACATCCTCCGGGACATCAAAGCCGCCTACCGGGACATCAAGCGGCTCAACTGCCAGCTCAATACGCCGGCCATGAAGCGGGTCTATCGGACAATCTGCCCGGCCAGGAAGGCGAGGGACGAGCAGAAGTCTGCCTACCGGATCGGAATCATGGAAGCAGAGGATGAGCTGCTTCTGGCCTGGGATCGACTGCCTGAGGTAGATAAGCGGCTTCCGCCCACAGCCAGACTCAAGGAGGCGATGGCCTTCGGGGCTTCGCTCACGCGGCACCCCTATCGCCGTAAATACATGAAGAACCAGCTACAGCTGACGACCTAACGGAGCCGCAGGGATCGCGGTGGCCGGCAAGGACCGTCGGCCTGGCAAGGACGCGACCGGGCGAAGAGGCCCATTTTTCGTCCATCACGCGCCTTGACGCCAGTCACGGCCAAGTCAATAATCCACCACTGTCACGCAGCAGCTCAGCGTAAGAGGTCCTTTTCCGGCTCGTCCGGCAGGGCCGACCGAGAATAATCTCTTAGCCTTTCTGGCCACGGGACTCCTGCTCGGTCGATCACCCTGGTGACAGGGAGGGCCTCTTACCCTGGGCTGCCCAAGGAGTCACGGATGAGCCTGACATTCAGGAGCGAATCCGACCTACTGCACTATCTCACCACCTCCCCACGCGGGAAGGGCATCCTCCGCGAGGCCTGTACCGAGAAGTGGATCACTGACGAGATATTGGAGTACAACCGCACCACGCACATCCTCGTGAAGGCTTATCGGGACGGCTGGATCGAGGTCTATGGACCAAAGACTACCCGCGCTCGCATCGTCTTCCTGGGTCGCACAACGACCTTCCCCGAGTACGAAGTCACCCTTGAACGGCACCTTGATAGCCTCCTACCCACGCCGTATCGCGAAGTGCATTACCCCGGAAACAGACGGGCCATCGGCTATAGGTATAGCGGTCTTGAGAAAGACCGAGAGGTGAGGCTGCCGTGGAGCGGAGCGTTAAAATGTTCGAAGTGAGGAGCGTAGAAGGTAAGTTGCTGGGTAGCTACCTCATCAAGGATGAGGCCATTGGCCGCATGAATGAGTGGCCCCACGCTCATTACGTGGTCGAGGTGTACGAGGTGCGGCAGCTGGTCACTACCAAGGAGCAGGGAGGCTCTAGTGAAGCGAATAAGCCCGAAGCGCCGGAAGCGTATTTCTGAGGTCGCTCCGTTCCGGGAGGCCTTCAAGCTGGAAGTCGGCTGCTGTGAGCGATGTCGCAAGCGGAGACACCTGGATGTCCATGAAATCGCCCGAGGATGTGACCGCAGCAAGGCCCTCGACAAGCGATACGCCCTGCTCGTGCTATGTCGAGAATGCCACGATCACATGGATCATTGGTCCCGTGCCAAGCAACTATGTCTGCTGTATATCCGACGACCATACGACTTTGATCTCGGACGCTATCACGTCCTTATTTGCCGCCGGACTCCCGAGATGGGCGAAGTCCTGGCCTGGGTGGAGCATTTAATGGAGGAGCTAAGATGACTGACAGTGACGCCGGGTGTCTATTTATGGTTGTGATGGCCACAGTGGCGGGAGCCGCCGGTATCGGTGGAGGATGCGTGAACAGCAGCTGGAAGAATGCTGCAATCCGAGAGGGAGTGGCCAGCTACGATCCGGCCACGAAGGAATTTAAGTGGAAGGGAGAGTCCGATAAGCCATCAGAACCCAAGCCGGAGCTGAAGCTCGGACAGCCGGTCGTGGTCTTGCACTCCACTACGGACGACCCTTTTTTCGAGGGCAAGGTCCTGGCGTTCACGGCCGACGGCCAGATGGCTAAAGTCGCCGACACTGGTACATTCCAGTGGCAACATATCGCAAAGCTACGACCTATCGCCACACCGGAGAAAGTCGATGAACTGCAAGGACGCATCGGAAGTCAAGCAACTCGCCAAGCAGAGCGACAAGGCGAAGCTGGAGAACAGCTTCCATAGCCATTGGGTGCTAATGTTCGGCGACCTGCCAGAGCCGGTACGGCAGCATCCGATTCTTAACCCCGAGACGAACCGCCATTTCAAGCTGGACTTCGCTTGGGTAGAGGAAAAGCTGGCAGTGGAGATTCAGGGCGGGGCCTGGGGGAAGGGCGGGCACAACACCGCGCTGGGTCAGGCCCACGACTACGCCCGCCACAACTACCTGACTCGCATCGGCTGGAGAATCCTGTATTTCAACTCACCCATGCTCAAAGACACGGCGGGCTGCGTGGAGCTGACCGCTGAGATACTATGCGGGGCCGAAGAAGTGATCCCGACGGAGGAATGAGTAATGCCCAACTACCAATGGACCATCCCGAGAGCGTCAATGCAGGCTTACGGCAAGTGGTATGTTTACGATCCGTTCCTGGATCGCTTCGTCTCGAAGGAGCATGAGAGTAAGAACAGTAAAGAGCGTCGTGAGCGCGAGGCCCGTGAGCTGGCTGAGTTCGACGAGTGGGACCAGCGGCTGGATTAACCAATCTCCTGGTAGGTCAGGTGGCCCATTACCGCTGCCGTGCCGGCCTCGATGCTCAATGACGCGCCGGCAGCCGTCTCTAGAAGTCCCATCGGGCAGTAATTGCCCTGCACCACCAGATCAGCTGTGGTCGTGACCATTACGCCCGAGAGGGCCGTCCCGGCGGCTCCGCTCTCGAACCGCACGGTCCCGGCGGCGGACTGGCGGATGTAGTACGCCAAGACGCGAATCTTCTTACCGGCAACGGCCGCTACCGCCTCTACATCGCCAGCTCCAGCGCTCGTGATGACAGCGAACTTAACAGGAGCCAGGGACTGGCTGGGATGGTGCATTATCGTAATCCTTTACGGTTAGTCTGATCCGTGGTATCGCGCGACGTACGCTAATCGCCTAAATCCTACCCGATCACCAGAGCCGGTGGCGGTGATCTCCAGGTAGTACGTGGAGTTCTCCGTGAGCGATACCCCGTCTTCCAGGACCCCCTCGTAAACCCCCTGCGTGCCCGTCACGTAGGTCATAGAAACGGCGGAGGCTCCAGAGACCGCCGATCCAGCGGAGTTCTTGAGGGTGAATGTGAGCGTGGCGTCATTCAGAAAGGTCCCGGCCACCCGGTCGTACAGGCCGCTGCCAGGGACATCCCGATCGCCCCAAAAGACGACATTGTCCTCGCCGATGTATAAGTTACCGCCCTTGATTCCTGGCACAGCAGCATCCTTGCCGCAAAAGGCCTATTCGGCTCCCGATCCATTCACGTAATCCACAATCCCAACTTCCCCTTCCAGCCGGGCTCGCAGGCCTATCTTACCATCTAGGTAGGGGTAAATCCCGACCATCCCGATCAGCGCGTTCACCAGCGGCACGGCCTGGGCCTCACCAGCCACCCAGGTCCACATCTGACCTGAGCAGTCCAGCTGCCCGGATTGATGGAGTTCGGTGATCATTAGGTGGGTTGCGTGCGGAACTGAATAAAGCGGGTGGCGCAGCCAGTCCCAGTGAACTTCAAGAGGATGTTATCCGCCGTCATCTCGGTGCTTGTGAGGGTGATCTTATAGGCCCCAGCACTGATCTCGCTGGCGCTGTTCGAGCAGGAGGCAAAGGCTCCGCCATCCTTACTGATTGTGGCCGTGACCGTGACTCCCGTCTCCGGGGTATTGAAGTCCGTGGCATCCACCATCACGAATGTCAAGTCAGCCAGGGCCACTCCACGGGTGGGGCGATTCGGATTATCGGCAATGATGGAGTCCACGAGCAGGTCCAGCCGACCGCCATTGGCCCAATCCGTTTGGAGTTCATTCGTATCCGCCAGGATCGCCGTAATATCCGTCTGGGCCGTGGAGAGCGATGAAGCTGTAGCGTAGCTTGCTGCTGCAAGCGTCCTAGCCTCCATCTCGGCATTTGTGGGTGGGTCGTACACGGCCAGGGCGTCTGCTACTTCACTCTGTGCTTCGGCGTCCCAATCCGCGTTCCACTGCGCCGTCGCATGCGGGAGAATCGCGAACTCACTGCCTGACGTGGGCGTTGTGATCCAGGCTGGTGTTACCGTCGCCGTCTTCGAGCTGCCCACGTAATCCGTGATGAGCCTCGACTGGCCCGCACCAGTGCCGCTTGTGATCCGCAGCACATTGCCGTTGTAGATGTCATCCGTGGCGCTGGCAGACGTATCCAGAACCGCTGTCGTGGAGGTGCTGCCGCTTTGGCAATTCACACCGCTGCGGATAGCCTTCCAGCCAGAGCCGGTAGCGAAGGAATCGGCCCCCACTCCGCCGCTGGCAATCGTAACCCCCGCTGAGACAGAGGCGACGCTTCCCAGTAGATTTCCCGTAATGTTATCGACAGTGAAGTTCACTCCACCCGTTCCGTCGAACGCCGCCTCCAGGCTATCGGCGGCCGTAGAGTCACCGCTGATTTGGGCCATGTTCACGGCTGGGATACCGCTGGCGAACGTCCCCGCCGAACCACCAAAGTTCACCACATTCACCCCAAGCTGCGCCGTACTCGTCGAGACAGCTGAGCCGGCGATGTTGATGAGGTTCGCGCGGACTTCGGTTGAGGCGACTGCGGTGCCGGCCCAGTGGGTTGTGTTAACTTCTGGGCGTCCGCTGGAGAAGGTGCCGTTGCTGCCGCCAAATTGGGTGACGTTGGCTGGCAGGTTAGCCGCGCTTAAGTCAGCTTGATACATCGCAGAGGCGTTGCCGTACGTCTCGACATCGAACATTTGGTCTTCAACGGCCTTGGTTGCCGAGTCGGCTACGGTGATGCTGAGGACTTTGCATTGCAGCTCGGCATCGCTGAATACAAACTTCCACATCGCCGTGTTGCCCATCGTGATAGCTGTCGGGAGCGTGCCGATGTTCGCAGCAGCGGCTCCATCCTTCGACACCTTCACGTCACCGGCTGATGGCGTCCAATCAGCGCTCACCGCGAAGTCCACGACGGCACGCTTGACAATCGGCACGTAAACATCAGCGCCCGTGCCAGTGCCGTATTTGCGAAGAAAAACTCCCATCAATCAAACCTCGTGTACATGCCGCGCATGAGGCCGCGAGTGCCACGTTCCAATTGCGTGTAAACGATTCCGACAGCGGACAAGTCAGCCGCCTCGAAGTCGTCATAAAAGACGTTGGCGATATCCACGCCATAGACCCCACCGCGGGTGTTGCCGGCAATCGAGCTATCCGTCGTTGGTCCCCATTCCGTGGAACCGTTGCGCGAGCCGGTGATGCTTGAGCCGTTGCACGAGATTTTCAAAACGTCATTCGCATTGAGCGAAGACGCCCCGCCGGACGCAATCAGCGTGTACGTTCCCGTGACAACCTTGAAGAAGTCGTATCGCGAGTTGGACGCTCGCCACAGATTCACATAGGCCGTTTCGGCAGAGCCTGAAAACCTCGCTGTCACACCCCTATTGCTTGTGCCACCGCTCACCCATTTGACCTGTCCATAATGATCGGACGATGAAAGGTCGGAGTCTGCCCGGACTGTCCGGTTGGCGGACGCCCCGGAATCAAGGCGAAGCTGATTGGTGTTATTGCTCCACGCACCGCTCACTTCGGACCAGGTAAGCGTGTTTCCGGGGGTTGCGCTGTCGGCCGCGTTGAAGTTGTCGGTGATCGTGGTTTCATGCTTGAGCCGGCCAGGCACGTCCTGCTGGAGCGCCTGCGGCACCAGCTCGCGCCAATCCTCAGCGCCTTGCAGCCCGAATTTCTCGCACCAGAAGTCGAGCACGCGGCGATGGTGCTCGCGATCCCTGAGCCTGCCCTTCTGGGCATCGTCCATCAGCTCGGCAAACTGTTTCCTGAGCAGATGTTTGATCTTCGGCGTGTGGTCATTGCCACGAGAGCCCGGCCTGCCCCACTCGAATCGCTCGCTCAAGACGCGGCTGTGGCCAGCCATATAGAGATCAAGCCAGCCAGAGAGCGACGGCATGAGCGGCAGGGGTCCGCTGGAGCCATCCGGGTCCGAGCCGCCAACCAGGCAGTCGTAGATCAACTCCACCAACCTGTCGCCGCGTGGACGATAGCCAGCGAGCGATTGGAAGGCCGACCGCATGTCGTTGCCAGCCGCCAGCTCCCGGCAATCGCCATCACCCAGCAGCGCGTACTCGCTCGGCAGAACCGCGCCACTCGTCCAGCAGACGCAAACAGGACGGTCGCTGCCCGCAATGGCTTGGCTTGGAACGCTGCCCAAGTCGATCATGCCCAGCGTGCCAGCGGGACGGGAGAAATGCCCGCCAAAGTCATTCACAACCCACGGAATGGGACCGATGTAATACTTCATCCGGCCACCTCCGCGCAGTTCAGCCCGTTGATGTTGACGCCGGGATCAAGCTGGCTCGCGAGAGACTGAATAAGCGAGCGGTACGAATCGCCGTCCTGGTGACTGGCGTCGAAGTTCAATCCATTTCCGTCGAGGTTATAGGCTTCGACACTCTGCACCAGACCCGTGCGGGCCTCTGACTCCATGCCGTCCATACGCCCATCGAGGTTGTAATCTGGGAAGACGTATGCATTGGTGACCGCTGCAATCGCATTCACGTTGGCAGTTGCGACGAGGCACAGCGCGAAGTTGTGCTTCGGTTGGCCAAGATTGGGGCCGCTCGTGTGGGTCGGGATGATGGCCGCACTGTTCACGTTCGCGACATCCGAGACGGACGCACGATATACATCCTCTCCGACGCCGGTTCCAATGATCGGGCTAATCATGTATCGCAGCATTCAATCACTCCCTATTTATCGTTTTCGAGGCTGCATGAGTTCTTTCCGACGTTCCTTCGGCAGGTATTCGCGTTCAACCAGTTCCGGGTCGTGCTGGCTAGTTGTTGGCTGGGGTAACCCAAGACCGGCCGTTCCTGATGTGTTTAATAGCTGCCTGCGAAACACCAAAAGCGGTTGCCAGAATGCGCTCATGCACTCCGGCTGCGGATAGCGTTTTGATGTTTTCAACTTCCCATTTTAGCAGCCGCGACCTGTAGTGCCGCTCGCCGCATGGGATTGTTCCGTGAGCGATCCGGTCACGATTGTTCTCGGTGACAGTGCCCCACACCACGTTATTGGCGTGATTGTTTCGGGGATTCCCGTCTTTATGGCGGCACACAGCCCCCGCAGGGCGAGGACCGTTAAAAGTCTCGCACACGAGTACATGAACGTGATACGTCTTGCCGTCTAGGGAGACGTTGAAATACCGCCCATTCCACGATAGCTTCAAAGCCTTTAGAGAGCCACGCCTCTCACTGAGTATTAGCCCGTCTGTTGTCGCGTAATACCCAACACGATTGGCGATTGGCCTCATTTCCTCTTTGGAACGCAAGGCAGTAGCTCCTTCCTTTTCTCTTTTGGGAGAACCTCCCTCTCTGCCAGCTCTACATCCCATTGTGTCCAGGTCTCTCGGGCGGCTCGTGAGGTAATGTGGCGGGTTTGCTCTCCGTCCTGCCAGTGACAGGTCCAGTAGCCAGTCTGCCAGTCCTTTTCCGGGAGCTGCTCGTGCTTCTTCACCAGCCGCCAGGCCCGTACATTGTAGCGGCCATCACCACCCGACCAGTCGTAAAAAATAACCTGATCGAAGACAAGCCTCCCATGCTCGTCAAAGAAGTGATTGACCTCAATGAGATCGACCGTCTCTCTGGAGGTGCTGTCACGCGGGATGACCCCTAGGAGCAGCAATAAGATCGGCATTCGTGCCTCCTACGAGTCTGTCTCCAGGACGATATTGCCGTTCCTGAGCACGCGAGCCTTAATTCCCAGCGAGGCCCCGGAGATCAGGTCCTCGTTACTGAAGGTCCGCTTGCTGAACCGCACGCCAGCTAGCGCCATCCGCTCCCGGAGGGAGTCATTCTCAGCCCATAAGGCCCCGATAATGGCCAGCAACTCTTTATTGGTCGGGTCGATCACTACGTCCATGCGGGCCTCCTATTGCCTGTCCCGTTCATCCAGGACGCGATCGAGGTGGCGGTGTACGTTCTGGTCATCCGTGGCGGCCTTGGCGGCCTCGGCGATATGGCCCAGCATCTTGGGCACCTTCGACTGGACTGTGAAGCTCTTAGTGAGCATGTCCAGGTTCTTGGTATTAGCCTCCAGGCTTTCTGTATTGCGCTTCGAACAGTCCTTGAGCACGTCCGTCAGCTCGATCTGGCCCTGAAACCACTTCCCCCCGTACATCCAGATCAGGTACATCACCAGCCCGAAGATGGCCGTGAGGGGGCCTTTCTCCAGGAGGTAGGTGACGACGCTGCCGATGTCTGGTGCTTGCGCGAATAGCATGGGGCGAATCCATTCGTCCTAATTAACTACCACCTACGGAAGATGCCCCTCACAGGCCGACTATTATTGTAATAGCTACCTTGAGAGTAGTAGTTGCTGTAGGTTGAGCGGGCTGGTTGGGGGCAGGTCGCGCAGACCGGAGCGGTGGCCGGGGCCGCGAACACTGTCGGCCTGGCTTTCAGCCCCTCGTTTTCCTTCCGCAGCTCCGCGATCTCCATATCGAGGAGCACCAGCTTGGTTTGCAGCTCCAGCTCCGTGGCTGTGAACTGCTCAGGTGGAAGATGCTGGGGCGTACCGTCGTCATCGGCAGAGGCCCCAGCGCCGTCGTCGGAGGAGGAGGCCGACTCGGCAGATGATTCGTTGCCAAAGATCACCTTCTTGATGATCGCGGCGGGGATGCTGGGTTTCGGAGGCTCAGGCTTCTTAAACAAGAAGAGCACCACAACCACGATTCCCAGCGCTAAAAGACGGTTCATGCGACGACCCTCCGAGACAGCAGGCGAACGAGTGCATTCAGCCACCAATCGTTCCAGCCGCTAAGAATACAGTAATTGCGATCGAAGACCCCATCGTGATGGCCAGCGTGGTGCTGGGGGCTGATGATCAGGCGCGTGGCCTGTAAGAACGCCACAAACCTCCCACCGCCCTCATGCGCCCAGTAATGCGGGAGCTGGGCGAAGCAGCCGATCACACCCGCGATCGTCAGAAACTCTGAGTGAACCCAGGCCCCGTAAACCAAGGCCGGAATAGCTGCCAGCATAGGCTGCCAGTCAAAGCCGTCCATGGAATTGGTCTTGTGATGGTTCTCGAACAGGTCGATCTGCTGCTGGACGTTCCAGCCCTTGTCGGTGAGCAGGTGATAAACGCCCGTTAAGGCATCCACCAGAATGTAGGCCAGCACGGCTTTCACGAAGAGCATGAGGATCGCGAGCATCATGGACCCCCTACTGGCTTCAGCCAATCGTCCGGGGTGGTCATCGTGGCAATCGCAAACGACCCGCTCCAGGCACTCCTCATCGTCCCCTTGGAGTCATAACGGATCACATCGTAGCTGTCCGGGTAGGGGGCGGAGCTGATCTCGTTGCCGCTAAACTGGAGCCCCGCCCAGGGCACGGCGTGGCCCGAGCGACCGACGCTCACCAAGTAACCGTGCAGGAGCAGGCACACAGCCTGTTCGTACGAGGAGGGGAAGATCACCTCCAGGGGTTTGAACCACTTAGCCGTCTCTTCCCAGCCCGCCGGGAAGCTGGAGACACTGACCCAAGGGCCTTTGGACTGATTCTTTCCGCCCTGGCCAGTCGTGCCTTGCAGGCTGTGTTTGAAACTGTATTCGAGGGGCTGAATCTTCTCCGGCAGGAAGCCTCGCCGACAAGCAATCTCCAGCACCTGCCGGATGCCTGCTCCGCCCCATTGCCGGGGGTTAGCCTCGGCGTACACCGAAAGCGGGCTGAGCCAGACCGAGCCCTTCACCGACTCGTCGTAGCGGAAGTCCTTCTTCGGGCCGTCGGGGAAGATGATGCCCCGGGCCCGGTTGCGGGCCGCTTCGGCATTCGCCCGGAGGGAGTGGCAGGTGCATTCGTGGGTGGGTGACTGGTTCGTGAAGCGGTCCAGCCGATTCATCCCCCAGGTCTTGTATTTGTCGTTGTCGCGGGCCTTATCCGCCCAGTCCTTGGGCTCAATCCAGAGGGCCGTCGGGAACTCTCGCGAGGATGAGCCGCAGACATCCATCAAGACATCGCGGGTGTCCCCGGCCTGAATCTCGACCGGGTAACCGTCGTGCTGCGGAAGGACTACGTCAACGAGTTTGGGGTCAACTGGGTCGAAGCTGCTCATTTCAGTACCTCCATGACATCAGCTTCCGTCTGCGGGGCCTTCACGGTCTTCAAGACCTTCTCGCCAGCCGTGGCGACAGCCGCTGGCAGGCCAGACTCTCTAGCCGCTGCCACCGGGACCTTGTATTGGTCTGGAATCTCGCCAGAGCCATCCGTGGAATCCACTTCATGGAACGTGGCAACTAAACTTAAGTCTTTGTCGCGATTAAGTTTATCGAATGCTGCCTGGACTGGGTTCGGAATGCCGCCCGAGTCCTTCTCGTACACATAAGTCACAGCCGTGGCCTTCTGTGTGGACGGGAAGATATTCGGTAGGTTGCCCTTGAACGCGAAGTACAAGAGCGCCAACGCCAGGACAGTGCGTAAGTCAAACTTCACAGCCGGCCTCCTATTCCGCGCAGTGTTCGCACTTCTTCATGACCTTCAGGACCGCCTCTTCATGGTCCTTATCGCCAGCTTCCTTAGCCTTAAACAACTCCTCCAGGAGCTTCTTCAGGAAGTCGGAGAAGTCAAAAGGACCGGGGGCGGGTGGGGTGGGATCAGTGTTAGGGGGCTGCGGCTCCAGGCGAGCCAATAGGAACTTCAACAGCTGCACCAGAATCGTGGAGAAACTGAAGCCGCCGCCTGCCTGAGCGGGCTGACTACCCCGGAAGAACAGCAAGTAGATCGCGATCGCTGCGGCGATCAGCGGGTGGGACTGAATCAGTCCAATCAGGAAAGAGATGTCTTGCACGACAAGGCCTCCATGCCAAAGAACGTCCATCATCGACCAGCCGTGATCATACACGGAACGTCAGTGGTTACGCAAAGACCCACCCGAAATGGCTAGGCAAAAGCGACATGCCGTGTCGCTTTTGACGTAAGTCCTTATTTCTTGGTTGCCTTTCGCTTCTTACCACGCTCATCGAGCAGGCTGTCCAGGGATTTCAGCTGGGCCACCAGCGCCTTTTTCTCGGGTGAGAGCGACGCAATTACGTCCTTCGGGATGTAGGCGCTGGAGAAGACCCGGCCACCGAGCTGCTTCTCGACGCGAGCCACCCGGTTGCGCAGCTCACGATCCATCGAGGCCGGAGAAACGTCCGTTAGATGCACACCAGTTCCGAGATTAACCGCCTTGGTGGCGGCGTTCTTGCGGGGATCGGTGAGTGTGCGGAGGGACGTAGCCACGCCCGAGAGCGGGGAATTCGAGAGCACATGCTCCATCAGGCCGCTGCCTGGATACCGAACCGGCTCCTTGGACTGCCGTAGGCCTGTCAGTTGGCCGATATTCGCCAACGTGCGGCCCAGCGGTGGGTCCAGGTCTTCCAGGTCTCGACCACCGAACGGCCCCTTCTGAAAGGCCGAGCGGCCGAACATATACTCCAGCGGGCCCTTAATGACCGGGCTGGTGCGGCTGATAGCCTCCAACCCAACCTGCTTCAGGCTGGGGGTGGCGAATCCGGCTGGGTCTTCGAAGCCCAGGCCCAGGCCCGTCAGGTAGCGGCGCGAACCGTCCTGGAGGTCGCCTAGAGGGATACTGGCGGTCTCGGAGAGGTATTCAGGGGATAAGTCTTCGTGGCGGTGCTCGCGGCCCAGAGCCTTTATAGTCTGGGCCATCGGGCCGCCGGGGCTCGTCAATAGCCGCTCAATCGTCCATGGCAGGTTATTCCGACTGAACACATAAAACGGCACCACCCGCCGCATAACCTCCCGCTCGAACGGGGCCATCGCGTGAGTCGAGTAGTCGTAATGCACCTCGGTCACGATCTTGGCGGCTTGCTCAGGATCAAACCCCTTGCCCTTCAGGTACTGATAGAGGGCCGCCCGGTTGTGATACTCCACCACCCGGTTCATCTTGGCGTTGGTCTGCATCCAGGTCCCAGCACCTTTACGAACCCCCTTCACGCCCTGGCCGAGCAGCGACGAGGGGTCGGCCGTGATCTGGCTCTCGACCTCTTTCGCGGTGGCCTTGATGTTTAGTGGGTTGTCTGGCAGGGCCTGATGCGGTGGCATTGCTCCCTGATAGACGTGCTGGTGGGCTTCGAGGGTCGAGTCGGCCCCGAGAATACCCATTACCTCCAGCTCACGCTCAAAGGACTTATCGCCTTTCCGCCAGAGACTATTCACCTCGCCATACGCCTTCACGTAGTCCGCAATGTCGGCCGGGTTCTCGATGTACCCGCTAACAAGGTTGGCATACTGACCGCTGGTGTGATTGCGGAACCAGAATGCCGGCTTAACAAGCACCATCGCCGGTTTGAAATAACGATTGACGGTATCGAGCGTATTAGTGACCAGGTTTGCCCATTCCGGGTTCTCGTAGGTCTTAATGACGGCCGCTGCCGCATTAGCCAGCTCTGCCGGAACACGGGCCGCATCCAGCTGATCCAGCGGCACGCCAGACAACTTCCAGAAGTGCTGAAGCGCTGTATTCGGGTCCATCCCGGCGTGCTTAAAGGCGTCTTCTAGCCGCACCCCATCGCTGCCGAGGTTCATGTGGAAGGCTTCGTGAATAGCACGGAAGGAGGCGTTCCGTTTATGGGCCTGGAGCATGTACCGTCCGAGGTCCTGGAAGGTCATATTGTCGAACAGTCGCTTCTGCTTCTCGACAGCGTCGGGGCTGGCGGCTTTCGCATACTCCGCCAGCTCTTTGGCGTGGGAAATCGAGTCCACGATGTCGTCTTTGGCCCGATAGCCGAGGTTGGGGAAGTCCTTGAGGATTTCAGCCGCCCCACCCTCAGCGCGGTACTTCGGGTTCATTCGCAGGTCTTCAATCTGATCGGCACGCAAATGCCGCAGCGCCTCCTGGCGACCAGCCATAGACTCGTGTCCGGTTGGCAGCTGACGGAAGGTATCCAGCGGACCTGTGCCCCGCTTGGACATATGCCTGGGGAAGTGCTGGAATTCATCAGTCTCGTCAATGAGATGCCCTTTACCGCCCATCTCCAGGTTTTGCCGCCACAGCTCGTCTTTGGCGGTGACGGCGTCCTCAGCCAGCTTGGCGATGTCGTCTTTCAGAGCGGCGGGAATCTCCGCTCCTGAGGCAAATTTCTCGATAGCCGCGTCCACATCCCCCTTCGTCTCGGCCGTCATGCGGAGAATGCGATCAAAGACCCGGGCTACGGGATCATGGGCAGCCCGCAGGCTCTCCGGTAGGTCGGCTGAGTTCGCCTTGGTGAGCTTCTCGAAGGGCATCTTTACCGTGGCCGTGGCCCCGGTCTGTGGGTGGGTGAAATGCACCTCTGCCCCGTCGTCCACCACCGAGGCAACGTACCCGTAGTTGCCACGGTCGGAGGCCTGAACAAGGTCTCCCTCTCGGAATGGCTTCGCTGATGCCTTGACGCCCTCAAACACATACGACTTACCGCTCCCAACATCCAGCCGAGTCCTTGCCCCTGGCTGGAGGATTTCGTCGGGACCCAGCTCTCGCCATCCGTCAGGAGCGGCCTGACCGGCAGGCTTAAATGCCTGGCGGAATTTATCATCCACTTCCTTGAAGCGGTCCCAGAACTGGAGGGATTGCTGGACGACCTGGCGGCGAGCAGCGGGCATCTTCTCGCTGGCCAGCTCAGAAACCACCTGGCCGTACTTATCGAATCGGCCACCCGATGGACCATGGAACAGGCCCTTTACCGTCCGCTTCACGGCACTGCCAGCGGCAGCAGCGGCGCGAGCACCGGGGATATAAGAGGCGGCTTTCCCGAGCCCTTCGATCAGCTTGGCCCCGCCCTCCCCAGCGCCCAGTGTTTGCGTCCCCATCCCCGGAATCCACAGATTCGCCACCCCGCCCAGAGGTTCTTTAAGTATCTCGTCGAAGTTCACACCCATCTTGGTGGCGGCATTCTTCGCGGCTGATCGGCGGGTGGTCTGCGTGGCCTCATCCCCGAAACTCAAGAGATCATCGAGCGTGGTGCGGGCCATGGCCGGGGCGCGGCCCATCGTGGCACCTGCCCCCAGCTTGCCGGAGCGGCGGCCAGCGGCGGTCGCAGCCTTCGCCACGTCTCTCAGGGCCCCGGCCGCGTGAGCGACCTTCCCGGCCTTCGTGGCAGCCCCCAGCTTCGTGGCAAAACCAAGTGGATTGAGATACGTCAGCGGGTCAGTGGCAATATCCACCGCCAGCCCGGCACCCCAATTACCCCATGTATCCTTTCTTCCCACCATCCCGGCCTGTCGAAGCAGGTCCCGGCCCTCAACCCGGCCTTCCCCGGAGAGCGGGTGCAGGATCGGGGTAAGTGGGTTCTTGCCGGCCAGGGCGTTCTTAACGACGGCTCCCGGCGTTCCCAGGACGTTGCCGATATACGAAAGCCCACTCAGTCCGACACTCTTGGCCTTCGAGAGGACGCCTTCCGGCTCCGGCGTCGGGCCGAGGAGCTGGTCTTCCGTGTATTTACGCTTAGCCATTGATTCCTTCCTTGGAATCTGTAATTCTAGTGAATCCCTGGAGGGACGCCGCTATAGAACCTCCAACCCTGGCGTTCGGGACGCGGCACAGAACGCATTGATGGGCCCGTAGCGGCAGTGGCTCCCGGTTGCAAACGGCTGCAAGCTGGATGGTGCAAATCCATCACCCGTCAACTGTCTTAGCTTCGGTCTAACGAGAGCCGTCATCTTCTCGTGAGGTGTGCGGGCGACCTTCATCGCTTTTGCAACACACCCGCCCGCAAACCCTGGTAGCAGCAGGGAGGGCGTATCGTCAATCAGGAGCCATCGACCAGGGCTCCGGCTTAGTCCGTCGGGCCTAACGAGCCTCCAATGCAATGGCGGACTTCACGGCCACTAGCAGAAGGTGGCCAAACTCCCCGTATCGTTTAGTGGCAAGACTTCGTGCAAAACTGGCCTCGGGCTGTAATTGCACGGTTCCCGGCGTTCGATTCCCGGTGCGGGGGCTGAGTCCTTAGCCTAGAGGAGAGGCATCCGTCTTCTAAGCGGATATACGCTGGTTCGAATCCAGCAGGACTCGCTCACCAGCCTGGAAGAATGCCGATCCGCTGTGACGGATTCGCGTGGGTGACACACGAGACGAGGTCTTGATCCGGGAGTCCGGGGAGCCAAAGTGATGCACGCCTCAGCGGTCGGCACCAGGTTTTTCCAGATACTCGATCAGCTTGTCCAAGTACCACCGGCACTTCTTCAGGTCCTGGACGCCGTTCTTGAGCTTCCACCGCCAGAGATACTTGATGCAGTTGCCGGTGAGTACCCCCTCGAATCCGTCGAGACCCTGCGTGACCACCTCAATGGCCTGGATGCACTCAACTCCGCCTTGCCGGTAATGATTGGGGTTGATCGCTGGATCGCTCACAGACGGCTTCCCAGAGTCTTCGTTCGAGGGCTTTGACATGGCAGATGGAGTATTTCCCGAGGTCGTTGACGGCGGTTAGATACTGGCGCAGTAGCTCTCGGTAATGATCGTTCACGGTGGGCTTCCTTGCTAGATGAAATGCGGAGGGTCGATCTTACACGATCACCCACGAACTGCCTTCAGAAACGTAAGCCCGTCTTCTAACTGGTGGAAGCCAACGATCTTGCGTCGATCCGGGAAGATCACGAACGTTGGGCATGTAGGGCGGGTCTTATTCCAGCCGAACTGCCGAGAATAAGCCGACGTGATCTGATAGGACCCCGGGCGACAGGCCCACCGCTCGATCCCGTGGCCGTAAAACGGCTCGACACAGCCCAGGTGGTTGTGGCAGATGCAGCCGATGTCCCAGTCGCACTCACCATTTCGGAACCACTGCTTTGGCGCGTGCGTCTCGTTAAACGATGAATTGAGGCGGTACTGGTGCCTGACGCCCACCTTATACGACTGACCCCCCGTACGAATCTTCAGGAAGGCCTCGTCCGGGGCATAGCACACTCGATTCCGCTTCAGCAGGCTCGATAGAACGTCCACGCCAGCAATTTGATTCGTCCACAGGTCGTGATTACCAGAAATAGCAACGAGGACACGATGAGCGAAGATATTCAAATACCACTCAAACAACTCCATCTGCTCGCTTGGCTGGGACCTCGCGGCGAGGACGGCGCTACGGTGCTTAATGTGGTTGTCCGTGGCGTCCCCGCCGAGGATGGCGTAGCACCCATCACTTTCAGCCACCGCCACGGCATCCTGGCGCATCCTGGCCAAATCGACCGTGTTCCCAAGGCTAATATGCTGGTCGCTGATGAACGTAATAGCGCATGGCTCGGCTGGGAGTTCGACACTGAACTCCGACATGAGCAGTGAGCGTTGAATCTGATCAGCGTTCTCAACCTCTGCCGCCTTCCAGCGGGCCTCTGGCGAGCTGGATTCGGGCGGGATATAGGCGGGGACGACTTCCGGTCTGGTTCCCTCGGCGATCTTCAGCTGGGCCCTGAGAGCGGCCAGCTCCATTTCCTTGGCCTCCAGCGGGTCCACGGGAGCGGGTTGGCCGGAATCGGCGGCCAGCTTCTGCTGCCAGCCCCAGGCCGTGGAGCGGGGGACCCCCACGATCCTCCCCACCTCCGTCGCCCCCACCCCCAACGCGAATAGCTTCTCCGCCTCAGCCTTCTTGGCCAGATCGTCCATGATTACTCCCAGTCCCTGAGATCAATTCCGCTCTCAAGATCGTCCCTGACTGCTGTCAGGAGGTCGTTTTCGTTCACGGCTCACCCCCATCCGTGTGAGGTAAACCCCTGAGTTTGTGCATTCTTTTGTAGGGCGGGAGGGAATTTTTGTCGTGCGGGCTTCCGGGGTTTGCAATAAGTCGGGGGCCTTGCTATGGTTACGGACGGCAAGAGGGTATGGATTTACATGACACATCTTCAGCAATACAATCTGAGCAGCGTCTGTGGGTCCGGCCTCTTGCCAAGAGCCTCCACGATATTGGCCCAGCACTCCGCCTTGTAAGCGGTTTGTTGGGCCTTTTTCGTGCGCTGGCTCCTTATTCGGAGGCGGTATTGGATGCCGCCCGGCAAGGACGTGCCGGATAAACCCGCCACCAGGCGAGGTAAAGACGCCTATCGAAATCAGTCACCCATAGCCGAGAGGCGGGTGCAGGTTGGAACGCTATCGTTCTCCCGGTCATGCTGACGACTCCAGGCCAGGGCTAATAGAGATAGCGGCGGTGGAGGAATCCTAAGGCCGTTGTTAATAGAAACTTAGGACGCTAGAGCGATGCCCGGCTCCGTCGGTTATCAGGCCAGCGATTTTCCGTACAGCACGGAGTCGCTGCGCTCAACCCTCACCGTCGGTTATCAGGGTTCACTGACATGACGACAGATATGTCGGCCTATCCGGCCAGAGACAGGCTATTGAGGCTCATGGGCTATGAGAGCTACAGCCAGTACCTGGCATCAGCGTTATGGAGACGCATACGAGAGGCGGCTTTAGCCCGTGATGGCGGGAAGTGTCGATGCGGGAGCCCAGCGACCCAGGTTCACCATAAAAACTACAACCTCCTCACCCTCCAAGGAGAATGTCTGTCTGGCTTGGTATCTGTCTGTGGTGGGTGCCACTATGGGGCTGAGTTCTCGAAGTACGGGAAGACGACGCTGAAAAGAGCCAATAGCAGGCTGAAGACGATCGCCAAGAGGCGGCGTAAATCGAAGGTGGCAGAGTCACCGGAGTATCGCGCTGCCGTAGCCAGGAAGTGGCGGCTCCTGCGTGGCGGTAGGCCGAGAGAGGAGATCGCGAACGAGCTAAAGGCCGTCCGATCGGAGATTCGCAGGTTGATCGCTGAGCAGTAGGCATGGGGCACCTGCGCGCTAACCCGGAGTTCTTGGATAGAGGTTATCTGTAAAGGAGACCGTGGCCATGGCTGAGAAGTGGAGGCCATATCGTTCAATCGGCAAGGAGCTGGTTGAGAGATATGGCCAGAGCGGAGAGATGAATTTACTGGACAAGGAAACTGACATATTGAGTGTCCTCTGCTATCTGACCAAGGAAGTATCCGAATTAAAGAACCTACTGACCGTGTTGAGTCTTGATCGTCTGCATGTCGCAAGAGCAAGCCATGAGGACTGGCGTCAGAGAAACCAGGAGCTTGACAACTGGATTCAAGCGAAAGAGGCCAGACACGGTCCAATCCCAAAGCGTGTCAGGTCGTATATCTCTAGTCAGTGGCTGGCTGTATGGGATGGCTTGAACACAATGAGATTGCCGTGGGTTGAAGAAGATGGCTCGATATTTGGCATCACGAGGCGTAGCATCATCATTCCAGGGCCGAAATGGGAGCCAAAGTTCACCACGCGATCGAAAGTGGCCAAAGAATACCAAGACTGGGTCGGCACGGTTCGCAAGCCCGATCGCTCAGCTTCACCATCGGAATCCAATTAACTAGGAGCCTGACAATGGCAGTTAAGTTTGTAACGGCAGAGCACCGAGAGGTGCGATCTGAGGATGGAAAGAGACTTCTTGGGTTGCTGGTTCGTAATGATGGGGAATGGCTATTCAGTCCCCGGCTGGAGGATATGACCTACCAGGACCTGGAGATGGTTAGTCATCACCTCCGGGTCATCAATGGAGCCGTCCAATGAAGCTCCCCCTGACACCGGCCCAGAAGGACGTGCTGGACCAGATCGACCGCTACATCTTCACCCACGGCTACCCACCCACCATCCGAGACCTCAATGCTCTCAATGGCTGGAACAGCCCCAATGCCGCCATGCGGCACATCCGGGAGCTGCGCCGTAAAGGCTATCTCAAACCCAACCCCGAGGGACGAGCCCGTGCGCTCGTGATTCAGCGATGATCTATAAGGCCCAGTGGCCGCTGGCAGGCCTGAAGATGGTCGTGATCTATCCCGTGGAGCAGGAGCGACTCATGCCCCTGGAGCGGGACACATATTTTCTCCCGGCCACGCCCCAACTACGGAAGCACCTCTTCGACGGTCGCTTCATCAAGGTCTATTTCGAAGGCAGCTGCCTCCCCGGACTAGCTCCCGCCGTCAAAGAGTTCGTCCGCCACGAGGATTGGGTGGAACGTGATCCCCTCACAGGAGAATTAGTGCCATGAGCGAGCCGATAAAGTTCATGGGAGAGGTGATCATTCCCGTGGGTAGGGGGCACCTGCTCATTGAGTCCTGGACCGAGCCGGGGGAGTACCACAGCATCGACCTAGAGGAAGGCTCCTGCTCCTGTCGAGGCTGGGAATGCACCCGAGGGTGTCGTCACTTGGATGTCGCCCGCGAGCTGGCAAAAGCGACACAGCCGTGTCGCATTTGAGCTAAGTCCTTATTCTACGTGTAGGCTTAGGTGGATAAGGAAAGATGGATAAGACTGATGGAGAGCAGCGTGCTATCGCTCACACAGGAGGAGCTGGACATCGGCTGGCACTTCTGCGGAGACTGGGATGGCCTGCTGGTCAGTCCGTCAATGCCGATGGAATGGGACTGCTGCACCTGCATTGCACCCGAGGATAAGAATTATTATGAGCGGCAAAGCGCTAACGGAATTGACGCGGGGGGAGCTGCTGGAGAAGTGCCTGGACCTGATCGAGGCCCTACATAAGAAGCACGAGCAGCTCCGAGAGGCGAAACGGGACCTGCCTTTTAATAAGGCCGCCAACGAACGCCATCAGCTCCATAAGCGGGCCTGGGGCCGCCGCAAGGCTCACCTGCTGGGCCTGCTAATCGAGGCCCAGCGGCTCCTGGAGCTGGCCGATAAAAAAGGCTTCATCTACTCCAAGGACATCGTCTCTGCCATCCAGTACGAGCTGGACTGCGGGGAGCGTGATTTCCAAAAGCACCTGCACCGCAAGAAGATAAGGAGGCTCCATGCTGCCGCCAGCCGCCCGCTTGATAGAGCGTGAGTCCGCCTTCCGGCAGGGGTCCTGCTTCCACGACTTCATGGACAAGCCATGTGCCCCGGGAGATGCGTGTGCATACGACGCCCTGGGGGCGATCTTCAACGCCTACCGGAATACCGATCCCGAGAACCGCCATCTCGCTGCCAAGCGGGCCTTCGCCCTCTGTCGGGCACGCTACGGCCACGCCATGCTGGGCAAGCTCATTTGGGAGCAAGCCCTGGAATTACTAACCGACGCCGACTGCTAACTACTTCCGAGGACCTCGCTGCATGTCCTTGGTCTGCTTTCCCGTGATCTTTCCGGCGATATAGCGGCCAATTTTTCCAGCCCACGCCTGGGGACTGAATGGGTTGGTCAGGTCCATCGGCGATGCCGGTCCGGGCCGCATAGGTTTCTCGGTAAGGCCCAGGCCCAGTTCCTGGTCGCCGGTCGCTTCGCGGAGGATTTTGTCCTGGTCTTCCTTGTTTGTGACGCCATTCGCGGCTAGGTCGGCCCGGGCTCCTTCGATGTCACCGCCAGTAGCTTTATCTCGCACCGAACCAGTGACCTGTTCCGGCAGGCTGGGGGCCGTTGCCAGCGGCGGGGGCTTGGGCGCGGCTGGGCCGTTCTCAGCCTCCGTGCGGGCACGCTGGGCGTCCACGATAGCCTTGTTTCGACCCTCAGCAATCTTCTCGTTGGAGGTGATCTGCCTCTCAGCTAAGCCGAGTCGCTTGTCAGCCATAAGCTGCTCACCGTTCATCCGTGCTTCCATTCCCTTGCGGGCCTGGTAGGCACCAGGATTGGCCGCAGCGAACCGCTCTTCCACGGTCAGGTGGCCACGCTTGACGCGCACCGCATCCCGTCGCCCCTTATCCTTTTCCTGGGCCTTGGCGGTCGCCAGCTCCCGCCGCTTACCGAGTTCCGCCTTGCGACCGGCGAGGTACTTCTGCCGGGCGGGAGCGCTGGCGGTATTGGCCTGCTTCGCAGCCTCCACCCGTTTGGCGGCACTGCTGCCCTGGTTCGGCGTCAGCGATCCACCAGGCGTCTCTGTGTACTGACCAGCTGGAAACTGAGGCTTCTGGGCAAGGTCAAGTTCCGGTCGTGGTGTCGGTTGGTAGCCGGTTGGCCGCTTATTGATGCTGGCCAGCATAGCCTCGCGGCCATTACCCTGGATGCCGATGTTTCGGGCAATCCGCAGGTCGTCCTCGGTGATATTTGGAGTCCCCTGACCGAAGTTCCCGCCGACCGTCGTGCGCGGCATGTGGCCGTGAGCTTGATAAACCTGATTGGCTCCGTAGTTGCTTGGCAGCATTCCATTGCTGGCTGGGTTCGCCAGGGCATCTGCGTAATGCCCAGCACCGCTCACCGGCCCGCTGGGGAATCTCTGTTCGATATCCGGCATCGACCCTTGAAGGTTATGGTTGCCGCTGGAGATGGCTCTCAGGGCTTGTAGCGATGGATGATTATCGACCGGGCTCGGCGGCTGCATCGCCCGGGCTGCCGGGCTACCTGCGATACGGTCGGACTCTCCGCCAGGCGTGAAGATGCCGTACGGGGCATTGGGCCCGAGGTTCGGATTCCGACCAGTCCTCATATACGCATCCCAGGCCTGAGCGTGGGGCAGCGGTTGTGCTGGAGCCGGAACTTGCGGAGCGACCGCCTGTGGCTGGACGGGTGTGCTTGGTTGTGGCCTGAGCGCCTCGGCGGCACCAGCTTCCATGCCTTGAAAAGGAGACGGCCCTGGCTGTGGAGGAGGCGGCGTGAGTTGGATGGGGTTCGGACGAGCCGCTACCGGGTGCTGCTGGCCCGCTACTGGCTGAGGCGTCAACCCAACGCTGGGAGGCCCAGGTTGAGCGTGGAGATACCCCTCCCGCGTCCCCGACGGGGCCATCTGCGGCCCCGGAGGCCGCCAGGGAGCCGATAATCCAGTCGGGGATTTGTATCCGGCAGTCCGCTTGTTCGCCGTGGTGGGATGGGGCATTGTCGTTCCTTCTATTGGCTAGTTGGCGACCATCCTGGCCGCATAACGATCAGTTATTTACCGGACAATCGTTCACTAGAAATCCTACCACAAGGCGATTCCAATGGACCTGTCGGGTGGATCGTCCGTAAAAATCCACGCCAGGACCAGGAAATGCTGGTGATCGGCCGTCAATGTGTCGTCAAAATGTCAATACGGACAGGGAGGTGTCCCATCTTGGTGCTATCACGAAAAAAAGGCGAACGTCTTATTATCGGCGAGGACATCGCGATTGAGGTCGTCGAGGTCAGGGGAGACCGCGTCAGGCTCGGCCTGGAGGCACCGGACTATGTATCCATCGTCCGGGAGGAGCTATTAGACGTGCTGCGGGAGCAGGCGCAGCGCGAGACTAGGCTGGCGAGGGCAGCCGGCTAGTCGGTAAGTCGGAAGAGCCTACGGAAGAATCGCGAGGCCCTGGCTCCCAGTGAGTTCAGGGTCTCTTCTCTTTGTGGGCATTTGCAGGGCTTTACCAGACCAAGCATCCGCTTGATCCGATTGATTCGTCGTGGGGTGATGCTGAATACTTCCGCGATGATAGAGACCCAGCAGCCAATCTCATGGGCGAATGGCAGTCCATTGCAACTTGCCAAGATTTTTTCGTTTCCGTGAGGCGTCGATAGCGGCCTCGTGTGGCGCGTGCATGTTGGCCGGCGGCATCGCACGCGGCGAATTCCGTTTACCGTGTCGCAGATGTCCTCCCAGTCACATCGCATATTATGGCACGAATGTTACGGATGCTGTTGAGCCGGCCCCCGCACAGTATCGCGTTGGCGTGGCAAACGGGGCGCAGTTAACCGCAGCATCGCTGAATAAGGTGAACACCTCGCCCGACCATGATGCGCACGGGGTTGTCGAGGTTCTCCATTCATAAAAGCACGTTCCCCCACCTGCGATCGAGAGCAATGCCGCTCCGCCGCTTCCGTTGCCGAGAACGCTCATTCCCGACCCCGAAAAGACAGTTCCAGGGCAAGGAGTCGGGTCAGGTCCGCTGTCGGCCGGCGTCATGCGGTAGTTGCAGTTTGGAACGTCAAATAAATCGTCGCAGACATAAGTGGCATTCATATTTTCGCATGCTGTGCATCCGGCGTCTGCCATTCCCGCGATCACTACTGAGTAGTAGCTCGGGAAGCAATCACAGGCTGCTACGCAGCAACCACACCCCGGCCACCAGCCGAATCCCGCAGCGAACACAACAAAGGAAGCCTCCAGTGACCATGTCGACAGAGCGATAGCGGTCAGGCACACGAGCCCCTTGCGGATGGTCGGTACTAGAGGGTGTTCGCGCATCAACATTGAACCCACATAAGCGCCGGGATACCATTGCCGATCGTCACTCCGCAATACTTTCCGTTGACGCTCGTAAGCGCTGTGCCACGGTTAACGACGCCCGTAATGTTCATCGAGGAGTCTGTTTGGTAGGTCGTGCCGACGTGCACACTGACAGTGCAGGTATTGCCCAAACTGACGTTTGTATCGTCAATCTTCCCAATGACCGTGTGAATTCCTAACCACTGAGCAACGACGACGTTTTGCCCGGCAGAGGTTGTAGCGCCGCCGATAATTCCATAGCCGTAGTAATTTAGTTCCAGGGTGTGCTGCCCGTGCTTGGGACCATAGACCGCGCCGGCGGATGGGGCGCTGCCGTTGTAGCGCACAAAGCCTGGCTTCAGGAGATCGGCAGCCCAACCTTCACTGGAACTGCTGGCTCCGATCGCCCAGGGGCCAGTGACGTAATAGGCCCCAAAGTTGAACTGAGTGCTGGTGGAGTTGGGCTTGATGACAGACAACACGGGCTCGCCGTCTGAGGTCGTGACAGTGCCGTTCGCCAGGACCACGGAATGCGGCGGAATCACTGCTCCGGTCGCGTTCTTGACTCGGAACCAGTTGCGACGAAAGGATGGGGCGATTTCGTTGGAGATCACGGCAGCTCCTCCAGCTTAAGGGCGAACCGCTTCTCCTGGGCGGAGCGATCGAGCACGTCGTACTCACCACCTTCATAGACCCTGGTCCGGGGAGGCTTATTGATCACCCACTCCCAGGTCACTTGGGCGATATTGCCGTTCAGTGTCCCGAATACCAGGCCTGGATAAGTGATCTCGCTGGAGTACGGACTTTGGTACTTGTCGATGAAGATTTGGACGTAGGCGTCGGCTTCAGCGATGGTCTGCTCCTCTGTGCTTAGCCCGCTCTGGAGGTCATAGACCGAGAACAGCTCGGGACGCCGGAGGAGCAGGTCACCGCCATCCCCGCCAACTGTCCCGAAGCGGTAGATACCGCCCACAAACCCCTCGACGGTCTTGAGCTTATAAGCCGTAATCAGATAGAGCGTTGGCTCGGCAAAGGTCCCCGTGCTGGAGAGCTTGAAGAGTGGCGTATTAAACTCCACGATCTGCCGTTCCCTATGGAGGACGAACGGCACGAAAGATCGCGAGTTGGTGTGATTAGTGGCGATTTCCAGATAGCCCCAGCACTCCCCGACCTCGACGTAGGGCTGGAGGCTGTGCTGGACGTTGTGATAGTCGGTCTCGGAATAGAGGATGTAGTCCTGGAGAATGTATTGGTTGATGTTCGTGATCGGGAAGGGGAAGTTCCCGACCGGCAAAGTGCCGTTCTCCTGGCCGATAATCTTGTACATCCGGTACACATCCTCGAAGGCCCGAATGCGATGCTGGGCATTGCCCGACAGGCCAGCGAATATCCAGGGGTGCTCGTAATCCCAACCACCAGCGGGTTTGATGTTGGTTTGGGAGAGCGACTTCTGCTGGTTGCTGGGATAGTCCCGACAAGCAGCCTGAAGCCTTAGCCGGCTCTGCCAGAGGCTGTCTCCGCAGATCACCACCACGCGGTTGGGGACGTTGGCCCGAGGAGCGAACTGCACCTTCGGCAGGACCTCGCCGACATCCGTGGGCGTCCCATTGCCCTGCCCCAGCCGCCAGATTTCCACCTGATTCGTGAGTGGGTTCAGCACGACCTCGCAGGCTACATAGTCACAGAGCCGCTGAAGGGCGATGTCCGCTCGCTCGTTCTGCCAATTGCAGCGGGGAAAGACCCCGCCCGGCATTTGACTCACGTCGTAGCCTGACTCGCCGATGGCATCTAAGAGCAGGGTCGCTAATTCAGCTGGTGACTTCCTGGTGATCTCGTCGATCTCGCCCGCCGCTGTCCGTCGGTTCCAGTCGCCCCCGATCGTCTTCCCCGCCCACCGCCACCGCCGGTCTAAGAGATGCACGGCCAGGATCGGGTGGCCATTATGACGCTGCCGGAGATGGGCCGATTTGATGGCCATATCCGGGAATTGCAGGGAGATTTCGTTGTAGGTCAGGGTGAGCGTACCGACTGAATCCACGACCTCTTGCGGGGTTAGGTAAAGACAGGCGACCGAGGGGGTCACGCCCCGCGCAAACGGGAAGCGGACGGCCCGGATACCGCTGAGTCCGCTATGCGTAATCCCTGATTGAATCGGCATTTAGGAGAACTTGCGATGGATGAGATGCGAATGACTTCTGAGGCTCTGGATTACGTGGATAAGCTGCACTGGAGGTTTAATAAGCTGCTGTGTGATGCCGCCTTCTCAGAGGCTCATGAACGTGGCCGGGAGGTTGTGCAGGTAATTGATGTCCAGCATGTGCTCTCCAGGGTCTGTGAGCGGATATTCGATGAGGAGATCGCCAAGCACTAGCTGAAGGTGATGGTCTTGTTCGTCCGTGGATGAATGATGGTGACTTCATCAAGAGTGCAATCAATCAGCTGGATTACTACGTTCCCGGTCCTTCCCTGGGGGTCCCTGAAGGTTGATCCGGCAGACATGGTGATCGTGTTGGTGATCGCGAAGCTGGCCACGCCCTTGGTGCAGTCGATCTCGCCACCGTTGAGGTCGAGAGTGGTGATCGTCGCCGCCCCAGTGGGCCAGAACTTCGCTCCCTTGTTCACGGTCAGGCTGGTAATGGTCCCGGCCCCATGCTTCCAGATGCCACCGTTCGCCACCCCAGTCGCTAAAGCGGAATTGGTAGTCAGGCTCCCGCCGTTGATCGTGACCGTGGCGGAATTGAACGTGACTCCTGAGCTACAATAAGTCTCGGCCTGGGAGGTGGGGCCGCTACCGTTGATCAGCGTCGTGCAGGTAAAGGTCTCACCGCCATAAAAAGCCAGCCCCACATCCCCGTCGAGGTTCCGCACGACGTTGGAGTTGTTGTTGCCGATCAGGAGGATGCAGGGGACACCGTTTGTTTCCCGCGTACCCTTACCGAAGACGTTATAGACCGAGGCGACTGTGCCGCCGTCGAGCTTGATCCGCCCGCTGCCAGGTCCCGCCCCGACTTCCAGGTCGGCATTCGTGAAGCCGTCAGCCGTGAGGTATTGAGGGGTGCGGTATTCCGGGTAGGGGTTCGCCGAGTCATCGACGTTCGTCCGGGCCAATCCGATCTTGCCGTTGTAGCTCTTGTACTTCGTGAATTGGGTGACCGCGATCGCTCCCAGGTCCAGCTCCCACAGGCAGTCCACGCTGCCGGTGTCGAAGATGACCGTGTCGCCATTACCAGGAACCGCGTTACCATCCCAGTTATCGGCCTGATTGGCGTGATTGCGGCTCGTGGCGGCTGTAGCGGCGTTGGTGTAGTTCACTGCACCGTCGCCAGCCGTCGTCTCCGCTTCCGTCATCGTGAACGGCGTGCCAGCTAGAACCCCTGTGCCGGCCGTCGTAATCGTGACCGTGCTGGAGCTGACCGTAGCTGAGAGGTTGCCGAACTGCGGAATGCCCTGTGCCCCAAGGTCAGCGATCGAGGGCACGCAGCTGGCGGTCGTGTCGGCAAGAGTGTCGCCGTTTAGGGCCTCTTTGATCGTGGTGGCAACGCCGGCTGTGGTAGTGTTGGCACCAATCGTGATCACGAAATCGACATTCGCGATCGTGTACGTTTCAGTGTCTCCGGCCCCCCACGTACCAGACACGATCGCTGTCGCGACTTGCCGCACCGCCTTCGAGGCACCAATCCATTTTGCAGTGGCCGTATAAGTACCCTGCCTTCCTTGGCTTGGGGGTTATTCCTTCGATGTCGGGAAGATGTCCAATTGCCCGAATGTGCTCGGGTCCCGGTACATCGTGTACGACCATCTTATCGGATAGAACCGCAGGCCATTCCCCAGCTGCTGAGCATTCGAGCGGATGATGCTCCGGGCAGCTTCCATCTCGCCAGCGGGGTTAAGTGGGCCAGGCTCGTCCGGGTAGGCCGTATAGCCGATCGCCATCCCGGTTTGCTTGTAGGTAACGGCTGTCTTTTGGGCGGTGAAGATGGCCCGAGGGATGTCATCGATCGTCTCCAGGACGTACCAGCGGGGTCCGCCTGTACCGATCGTCTGGACGGTCTCCTGCCAGTAAATAAGGTCCTCATCGCAGGCATCATAGACGGCCTGAACCGTGAAGGAGAATGACCGCCGAGTCACCAGCTCCGCCCCGTCCCCTTTGGGGAACGAGTAGTTCACGCAGCGAACCGCCGAGACGCAGTCCCCGCTGTGACGGATGACATGCGGCGTCCCGCCACTGACTCCGTATGTGAAGTCCACGCCCACGTTCCTGAGGGCCTGCTCAATAACCGGGATGCGGCCAATGATCTCCCCAGCCGAATCGCCCTGGATTTCTCCGAAGCACTGAGCCGTCTCGGTCCGCTGGAGCCGTCGCCCTCGCTGGGAGAATGTAGTCTGCTTGTTGACATTGACGAGGTTGACCTCGTTCTCCTCGAAGGAGAATCCTCCGAAGCGGCAGAAGCTGGCCATTACAACCTCCCACGCTCAAGGCGTTCGAGGATGCCGTCTAGCTGCTGGGTGTGATCCAGGAGGAAGTCGGCGGTGGCCTGACTGAAGTTACCGGCTGACTGGATGTATTGCTTGAGGGGCTCGCCCGCCTCTTCGGGGCGTGGACCAGGAATTCCCGGTAGGGCACCTAGCCCGCCCTGGATCGTGCCACCAGCCTCGTAGAAGTCTTTTAGGGTTGCTGGTGGTGCCTGAGGATCGTCCTCTGGCATGTCGCTTATGTCTGGCGATGCTGGCTGACTAATGGGCTCGACGGCAGCAGAGGCCTGGTGGGCCTGGGGCTGAAAAGGTTCGTTGGTCTCCAGGGTTTGGAGCTGATCCTTAAGGGCTTCGTCTGGGTGGATTGGGGAAACGCCTTCGTCGGCGATCTCCGGCTCCTGAGCCATCTCTGGCTCATTGGCTTCCAAGTGTTTAAGTTGGGCGTCCAATTCCTCGGAGCTAGGCAATTCAGGCGCAGGCTCATCCCGAGAGACTTCCTCATTGGTGATGGGTCCCTCCTCCCAGTCGTCATCTTCGCCGCCGTTATCGACGATTGTGTTAATAGCCATTACGTGGTCTCGTCAATCGTGACTTCCAAGCTGGCCGTACTACTGACTCTGCGGGCCGAGAACTGCAACTGGAGATCGATTTCGCTCTTCCCGGCTACGACCGGCGTCACCACATCGGCCTGAAGCATTCCGAACGTGAACAGGATGCTGGTGTTTCCATTAACGAACGTCAGCGTGCCGGCGGCTGAGCTGCCCAGGGCGACGTTGTAGAGGTTGGAGGTCCCAGAGTCGTAGGGGTGCGTCGTCTGGAGCGTGATCGTCCGCCGTGTCGGGCAGAGTGAAGTCGGCTCTAAGGCGTTCACATACCGAGGCTGGACATGGTTGTTGATGTCCAGGCGGAAGGATTTGTATTCACGGGCCGACCCGCCGAGCACTAAGCGGCTAGTGCCGGAGTTATCGCTGTCTTCCAGGACGAGCGGCGTGTACTCTCCGGTAACGCCCAGGGTGACGCTGGGATAGCTCTCGGCGGAGGAGGGGTCCTTGTAGCTGCGGAACATGCACTGCACGGCACAGCGGAGGAAGTTCGGACCATTCCCAGGACCCTTCTGCTCGCCTTCGATGATGCAGCGATTGACGACGCCGTTGTAAAACTCATGGACGCCCGTGACTTTATCGACCAGCATCCCGAAGGTCTGGAGGGTCTCGGCCAAGGCGAAGGTGTTCGTGCTCTCGTCGCTCCCGAGAACCCACGGGAAGAAGAAGTCGGCAAATCCCGGCGAGAGCCCAAAGACTACCCACCCGCCGTAGAAGTACGGCTCCATCCGTGCCCGTTCGGAGATTTCCTCGCGGGTCCCATGGATGAAGTCTGGGACGCCATTGCGAGCCCGTTTTTGCAGGGACTCACGCGCAAACGGGAAGCCAGTGGCTCCCGAGCTGAAATCAATCTCACCCGACCCCTCCTTCATGCAGAGGCGGGCGAGGGCTCCTTGTGCGCACGGCATTGGCGAGCATCCTTGCTCTGGTTATTTGATCCGTATAAACGCTCCTGGAATTCATTTCGGAGCGTCTCCAAGTCCCAGCTGCCACGGTCTTCATCCTCCCACTGCGGCTTTCTTGCTAGATGCGACAGAAGGAGTAGCTCGATCATGGATTCAATTCTCGCAACCACACGACAACAACCAATCGGCTGATGTTGCAATTGGGGTATTTCTTGGGGTTACTCAGCGACTCCCCCGAGCGGATGACCCTGCATACATGCTCGCTCGGATCAGTGCTGTTTACGATTGTAACCGAGAGCCGTTGGTCGGTCAGTCTGCGGCGGACCAGCTCCCGCCAGGCTTGCATCTGGTCCCCGGACAGCCGGGCGTCATAGTCGTCCTTCTCGACGAACACGATCCCGCAGGTGTAGCCAATATCCTGGGCCCCGATCACCCCAGCTGCGTACTGCTCCCCGAGGTCGTAGATCGTGACCCCACGGAGCGGCTCCCCCTGGATCAGCCAGGAACCACGAACCTGGACCTCCTCGTCTGCCATATTGTCGGGCTGGAGGTCTTTTATGAGGTCTCGCAGGGCGGCCATCACCTGACCGTGATTGGAGCCAAATGACTCGGCCATTAGGGCTGCGTCCCTCCGGTTGTGAGGTCAGCACTGGCGACAATGTCGGCTAGGTTACTAACCATCTTCCCGCCGGGCTGGGTTTCCTCCATTCGCTGGTCAGCAGCCATTGCCAGGCTCAGGGCCCGCTCGTACCGGGCCTGCCGCTCTTCGTAGCCCTTCCGGTCGCCTGGGGCGAACTTCGCCTCACAGCCCAGCAGGAAGGCGTTCCGCATAGCTCCGGGCTCGATGTCGATCCGGCTGGAGATGCGGTAATTACTTCCCGAGAGGGTGGTGTCGGCGTCTTGTTCGAGGATCAACTCGGTGGCGGAGTTGCGGGTCTTGATCACCCGCTGCATGGCGTACGGCTCCAGCCGGTTCTTGTCGATCTCCCCCTGAAAGTCTGTGGGAATCTTTACCGATCCGGTGGCACTGAACCGCATCACGCACCCCTCATGGGCAGCGGTGAACGTCGTGCTCGTGCCGGTGACCGTGGCGGAGTCGGCCGTCGTGGCCACCGTCCCGATGCTGTGGTAATCCAGGGTCTTTAATGGCTGGGGCCAAAAGAGTCCCAGAGCTTGGTAGGTGATGGCCGAGGCTGGGGCAGGGGCAAAGTGGATGGCCAGTCCCGAAGCATATCGCTCGGACCGAAACACTGAATACATTCTTGGCGTGCTGGCGGTTCTGGCGATTCGCTGCTCGGCGATAATATCTCCGGGGTCAACGCACTCAACGAGTCTCCCAGGGGAGGAAGTGTCATAAAGGGAGAGGAGCTTACGAAGGTTATCGGGGAGTTCGTAGGTGTCTCTAGCAAGCGTATAAGACGTTCCCGACGCAATATCTCTCGTCGGAGCGTCCTTCTCATCCAGAACCACCACCGTCGAACTCGTGCGCGTAGTGATCCCATAACGGTTCCCTGCAATCCAAAGAGCGTATTTCGTCACGTCGCTGGGCCAGGTCGTGCTGGTCAGCGTCACTGAGCGGGTCGAGGCCGTATAGGCGACCGAGCCGGTCGTCTGCTGGGCTGCTGTGGGGATCGTGATGGGCCGGTAGTAGTATCGCCAGTTCCGCCGCATGGCGATCTCGGCGTACATCTCCTGCACGGCCCGCGTAGCCATCCGGCGACTACGGGGCGTTGAGTCTCCTGAGAGCACGGAATCCAGGACGTGATCGACACAATCCTGGACCGTGAGGAGTGGATAATTGATTAGGCTCATACGCAGCCCTCCATGGCTGGAGGACTAGGCTTAGAAGCCGAAAATCTCGATCAGGAACTTACCGGCCGTGTAGGTGCCGACCGTACCAGCCGCACCGCACGTCAGATATAGATACTCGGTCGAGAGCGGGACGGTCGTGGCACCCTTAACCGTGCCGTTCGCCCAGGCCCCACCAGCGGTGATTACCGCCGTCTCGGCCAGCGAAGCGATGCCACCATCGAACACACCCGTGCCTTCCGTGGCCGAGTAGAGGTCGATGTCGGTGACACCCGTGGCAGGGGCTTCCAGGCAGGTCATCCGTACCGCCAGGATCGTGGTCCCGCATTCGGCCGCTGTGAGCTTGGCGATGTAAGCCGCCGACCCACCCTGACCGATGATGTCCAGGTCCGTCGTCGAGGACTGAAGGTCCGTGATGTCGATCAGGATCGAAGTGACGTACAGATTGCCTTCCCGGCGGAGGCTGTTCTTATAGACCGTCCCGGCACCGCCAGTGACGCCAGCCCCAGCACCGGTGGCCAGGCCGGATGGATTCAGGACCACGCCAGTAGCGCCCTTGCTGGAATCCAGGACCAGCGCCTTCGAGGCCTCAGCCGTACCAGCCGTAGTCACGTCGTAGATGTCTCGGAACTCTTTCGAGGCTCCGATACTACCGAGGGCCGAGTTCAGGCGGTTCTTCAGGTTTTGGGAGAAAGACATCGGGGGGAATCCTTTCCTTGAGGCGATGCTTTGCCTTATTTGGATGGACCAAAGCGGTCCAGCACTTTCTCGCGAGCCTGTTTCCTGTCCAGACCCTTAAAGGCATCTTTGTCCTTTTGTAGCATCATCCGGCCTTTTTTACGAATGATGTCGTCGGCTAGCGGGACGGCCGTCTCGTATGGGTCCTCGTCGGGGTCCCGGTGATCGACGGTCACGGCCCCATCGCATTGCCAACCCCGCTTTTGGCAGAGGTTTTTGATGTAACTCCTTGCCCCTTCGAATGGTACGACCGCTTCTGGGTCAGCCTGGTAGCGGGCCAGCTCGGGCATGTACTCTTTATTCGTGATGTCAACGCCCTGGGCCGCCAGCTTCTTTTTGATCGTTTCGACGTAGCGGGGGTCAAAGACCTGGTGCCAGGGCTTCCGGCCGGCCCAGAAGGTGTCGGTGGTCTTAAGGCCGGGAGGGGCGTTGAGACTGAGCATCGTTGCCCAGCGATCCCCGGAGGCCATCTTGTCCTCCCGCCGGACCCGCACATAGATCGCCCCCCGGCTAACGTACGACCCGCCCTCTGTGACCATCTCCATGCAGCGGGCTAAGACCTCCGGGCTCACGTCATGAAACTCTTCCATGATCTCTTCGACCAGGGGCGGGAAGGCCACGAGGTCCGCGTACCCACACCAGTCGGGATTGTCCCGGAAAAACTTCTCCAAATCCATTTCCATCCTCCTTGCTCGATCCTTGAGTAAGTAGTGCCTCTGGAAGTCCTCGCCAGTGACTAAAAGTTGAGGTTGTGCCAGAACAAGAGTACCCATAAGTATTCCAGCGACCATTTCACGGGTTACTCCTCTGAGAATGGGATTGGTGGCATGTACGACTGAACGACCTGTTCGCCTCTCGCGGCCCCCATAGCCACGGCCAATCCCCTGTCGATCTCCATCTCGGGCTCATCAGCAAGCCGCAGATTGTTCAGGAAATTGGCGTACTGCGAGGCACGGCGATGATGGTCTGGCCCATAAAAGCAAGTCACCATCGCGTTATCACGGAGGTACGGTGTATTGACCGGGTGGCACTCCACTCGCGTGCAGCCGCGATATGCCTGGTCAGGCATGACGTTGATTAGGTAATCGCAGTAGTTCATTTCTTACTCCCTGAGGGTTTCGGCTTGGCTGCGGCTACGGCTTTTGTAGCCTGCACTTTCGCCTGTGTCGTTTGTTTGGTGCTATCCACTTTGGCCTTCGTGGCCTGCTTGGATTGCTCGATCTTCTGCTGGCCCTGGGCCTTATCGAGCTGCATCTTCTGAGCGCCCTGGGCGAGCTGCTGGCCTCCCTGCGCCTTCTGGAGCTGAAGCTGCTGCCGTCCCTGAGCAATCTGAAGAGCCCCCTGCTCCTTCGTCACGGCCAGGTCCACCTGACCCTTCTCCTGCTGGAGCTGGAGGTCCTGCTGATGCTCCTGTTGTTTGAACTGCATGTCAATCTGCTTTTCCTGAATCTTCAGTTCCAGCTCGACACGCTTGGCCTCTAGCTCAGCTTGCAGCTTCTGCATTTCCATCTGGAGCCGCTGGACTTCAGCCTCCTGCTCCATCTGGAGTTCCTGCTGCTTGAACTGGGCTTCCATTTGAAGCTCGACCATCGGATTGGCCTGGGCCTCGCCCTGGAGCTTCATGGCCTCGGCCTGGAGCTTCTGAACCTCTGCCTGCTTCATCTGCTGATCCAGCTGGGCGTTCGGATCATTCGGGTCCTTCTGCGGGAACATGAGTCCGTCCAGCTCCATGTCGTGCAGTTCCGCGAACTTCCGCATGTAGCCGTTGGCCGGCTCGTAATCGCCGGAGAGTTCCCCGTACTTCTGCACCATTGGCAGGAAGCGGGTCCCGAACTCAGAGAAGTTGTCGATGTCTCGATCCTTGTTTGGCCGGCGGATACTGGCCGCTGCGACCTCGTACCTCATCTGCCGCATGATCAGCTCGTGGTCGGCGTTCTCGATGTACTGGGCCCAGAGAGAGGCTCCCGTGCGGCCCATGAGCGGGGCCACGTCCTTGCTCTTCACGAACATCCAGGCGATCAAGGCCTCGACGCTGGCCACCCGGCTCTGCCACTCCACGACCTTCTTCTGCATGTGCTCGGGACGCACCCCGACCGCTTGCTTGCGGGCGTTGGTGGTCTCGGCCGTGCGGTCCTGGGTGCCGCCTTCGTTCTGGCCATACACGAACGGGGTCATACCCATCCGCTTATCGAACAAGCTGTTCAGTAGCTCCAATACCTCCCAGGGGTCCTTATTAATGTCCTTGCCCTCGACGAGCTGGATCATCTTCTTGACATCCTGATCACCGCCGATGGGAATCCCGAAGACGCTCATATCGTCGCCGTCTTCGAGCTGCTTCTTCAGCTCGTCGTGGTACTGGCTCATCACGGCCCACATCTGCCGGCTGGATTGCCAGGTGCGGTTCACGAGCCAGGAGACAATGGCGTTGATCGCCTTTAGCTCACCCAGAGCGGGAGCCAATGGAGGGAGTCCGTATGGACTGTCTGTGTCCTGGTAGAAGATGAGTCGCTCAACAGGCCATCTATCATCGGTCCAGAGAGGGATAGGCCACTCGAAATGTGATCTAACCTCTTCAGAACTAGCTCCGCTCCTAATTTTGTCGGATGGGCAGTTGAGTGGGTACGGGCAATCAGGGCAGATCGCAAGGTAGGCGTAATCACCGACGGTTTCCTCCAGCTGATTCTTGAGCATGTCCGGCATCCCGGTCATCCGGCTGCCGACACCGCATTTCGACCAGATTTCGTACCAGACCACCAGGTCGTTCGTCTTCCCGCTCTTCCGCTCTCCGGTGGCTTGGCCTTCCTGGCTCATGGCTTCGGCGTAATGCCAGCCTGACTCTAGGGAGGCCTTGCCTTTGAGAGCGCCTTTAGGGAGCTTGAACTTCCGCTCGACCTGCCAGTGGGGCTGGATGTGCTTGCGGGCCACCCACTTACACTGTTGGGAGGTCTTGAAGTCAGGGTCGTAGATCAGGTCTTCCGGGGGGCAATGGAAGCAGCCAGTGAGCTGGAGATCGGAGCCCGGCATCGTATAGGGACCCGGGATCAGGCAGCCCGCCCCCTTGAGCATGGCGTCTAGGACCGCCAGTTCGTTATGGCCCGAGAGCCCGTCCCCCGGCATTTCCCGGGGCGTGTAGTTCAGCCACTGCTGCATCATGTGCCCGACGATTTTGTCGCTGGCACTTTCCTGGGCAGCTTGCTGCTGAATGAACTGATAGAGCTGCTGATCGGGGAACAGCTCGGGTGGGATTTCCAGCAGCTTTTTGCTCGTAGCTGTGCGATGCGGTACGTCCCATAAGAGATTGGGGCCGAAAACCGCCACATACTCGAAAGCCTTGTTGATATTGATCCGAAAGCGGGGAGCCTTCACTCCCCGCCAGAACTTCTTGGCGTACAGCGGGTCCCACATGGCAGCCGCTGACTTGCCGTAGAACATGACGCAATTGCCGCTAATTAGCGGCTTGCCGTTGCGGCGTGTGATCAGCGTACCGTTCGGGACGGTGGCGCAGTACACCATTCCGTCGTACTGCTCCGTGTGGTACTTCAGCTTAATCTCGTCGCCGGTGTGTCGCTTTAGAGAGGCTCGCTTGCCTTCGCTCCAGGAGGTCACGAGGTAGAGCTTGCCGCTCATCCCGGTCCTGGTTTCGAGGCCTGGGTCGGTGATCGCGTATGGTGCTGGCTGTCTCTCGCTGATCGAGGCGCTGCGGCCGATCTTGAGCCACAACTCCTGGATGTCATCGGCAAGCTGTTTGCTGGCTGTTCCTGATATGGCATGGCCGTGGCGGACGTGGCCGTCACCGGCCAGATACCCACGCAGGAACGCGCGGATCACGTTCTGGGGGGAGTCTTTAACCCACTGAGGAACCCGCTTGTCGTAGCAGCTTGTGCCGAACTGGCGAAGGTATTCGCACAGCTCCTTGCTGGTGAATGTGTACGACTTCATCAGCTTGCTATACGGCGGAGCTGGGAACCCGACCCGCTTTGCCAGCTGCTCGTAATACCTGCGTCCAGCCGTCTTTTTCTGCGCAATGCCAACTCGATATGGAACGCGAGCTTTCTTCTCGCTCTTTTTCGAGCACCAGCCTTCGGCAATGTAAAAGCCAAGCCATTCGGCGAAGTCAGCCGGGTCGGTGTCGCCAACGAAATCAGGCAATCTCGGCTTAGTGCCATGCCAATTGGCTGAGGTCAGCTTTAGTTGCTCGCTACGGCGAAGGGAGCTGGCTTCCTTCAGGGCGGCCCGCCCGGAGTGTGGCGGGAAAAAGACCATTCGGTGGCCTGGGGTCACCATGGCGTCAAGAGACTTACCGGCAAAGCGGATCATCTCACCGGCCCTGTGGTGACGGACCAGCCTGGTAGGAACCTGGAACTCGATTGTGTCGGTTTCCAGGTTCACGGTCCCAAGCGGCTCGTCGCCGGTTAGGTCACTGAAGAGCATCCAGCCGGTGCTGGTGAGCACCTCTGTTTGCTCGTCATGGCATTCATCCGCCACTTCCTTCCACCGCTTGCGGGCGGGGCAGGTCAGCGCAGACTCCAGCTTGGCTAACCAACCTGTAACAATAGGGCGCAGGAATTCATAATTCCTGTCCTCGAAGGCTGCCAGGTCTTGCATTTAGGCGTCCTTGCCTGTTAGGCCGGGGCCGGCAGGATGTCCGGCGGGCGTCGCTTCACCAGGGGAGCGGTCTTTCGCTCCTCCTGCTTCTTCTTAAACAGGTCCTCGTTCGCTTTGGCGTTTTCCTCGCCAGCCCGAAGGTTGGTTTCCCGTTTAGCGATCTCCGAGCGATGGAGGTCGTAATCCCCATCTTCGATGTCGCTCTGCCGGACGTAATCCCAGGCCCCGTTGTTGCGGGTTCCGGGGTTCGGCTTCTGGTGAATTTTAGCAGAGACGTGGTACACGCCGGGCCTGTGCTGGGGAAAGCTGTTGATCGGGAAGACCACCAGCTTCAGCCGCCCGGGCCCTTCGATACCGCTGATCTGGGCCGGAACGGGGTGTTTCAGGTCCCCGCCCACGTACCAGACCACCTTCTCACCCACCGGGGGAGTCGGCTGGAGGTTCGCTTTGTCCTCCTGAATTTCCTTCCAAGCTACCTCGTTCATCGGAATCCTTTCCTGGGGTAACAAAAATAGTGAACGTCATGTCCCCGAACGGCATGTTCAGATCGTAACGCCCGTCAAGGAGCAGCTCCGTGCCGTCTCCTAAATTCTCATCGAGCCAAATCGCACTCATTACAGGTCAATCCTTGAGAGAAGCTCGCCGACTCGGTCGTTGAGGCGGTCGAGGACGTGATAGGTGTGGTTTAGCTGCTCGGCCACCTTGCAGCTGGAGCAGTCCCCCTGGGCACCAGGCGGAACCGCCGCTGGCGACGATGGTCGCATGATCGGCTCAAGCCGCGAGAACAGCATCCCGATCTTGTCGTCCAATGCCGAGGCGGCACTCTCTATTGAGCTAAAGGCGATCGCCACGCCGGAGGCTGGCCGATCCGTCCCGACATGACACATATCTCGCGTTGGGCTGTCCTGGTATCTCATCTGCATTCTCCCTGGCAATTAAACGGCAGCCCCTGGTCCGAAGTGGACGTACTTGCCACCGTTTTCTAGGTTCATTTGGCTGATCAGGCCCATGGCCGTGTGATAGGCCATGCTGCCTTGTCCTTTGCGGTTCTCAGGGGTGATGTAGGCCGTACCGTCCCGGAAGCGGCCGGCGATGTATTCGGCGATGTATTCGACGCACATCACGCAGTCGTTCACTCGTTCGGCCTCACCGTCGTCCGTGGGGACGCTTTCCCCTTCGGCATTCTTGACTTCCTTCTTACGGAAGCTGCGGACCTCGCTGATCGTCAACGGGCATCGCTGCGAGAAGAGGAGACGTGGCCAGCCCCGTTCCGTGGGCTCCATGAGGTCGCGGACCATCCGGCGACGGAGGGCCTTGTCATTGCAGCCCCGCATAAAGCCGTGCTTCGTGACCCGGCTCTCCAAGCCCTTCTTGCGAAACTCTTCCTCATAAGCCGCGAAGACGGTAGAGTCTGAGCCGACCGAGGTCTGACGACCCACCATCTGATCCATCACAAAGGCCTCGAACTTCAGGTCCCCGACCCGCGAAGCCACCACCCCCGCAAACATGGAGGGCGTATGTTTTCTGACGATGATCTCTTCTTCAATGATCAGCCGATTGCCCAGCTCTTTGAATGTCGGGGGCGGGACGACGCAGACCAGGGCGGCGGTGCGGGTATGGCTCGGGTCGATCACCAGGTAGCGGGTCCAGTTGGCCGGCAATCGGTTCGGGTTTTTAGCCAAGAGCGAGCAGATCGCCTTCCAGGCGTTCTCTTCCTGCTCCTTTTCCAGGAACTCCTGCGGCTTCACGATATGCAGGGCCGAGCCGAAGTTGTACATCAACCGCCCGCTAATGAACGCACTGATGTCACCCTGGTTACGATGGGCCTCATCGTCGTCGTTATCCATCCGCTCGATCATTTCCTGGAGACCGAGCTTGTCGGAGTAGGGATTATCGACGCTGACCAGACGGAAGACTTTGATTGGTGGTTTGTTGGTTTCCTTTTCCCCGCCGGGCTCGTACCGTTTGGCCCGCTCGATGGTTTTGATCAGGGCTTCATTGGCGACCTGCGGCCACACCGACCACAGGAACCAGCCCCGAGTCGTGGCCAGACGATCCTGCCATTCCTTGAGGTAAGAGCCCTTATCCACGTCCTCGTCGATCCAGATGCCATCGACGGCGTCTCCCTTCTTCGGGCTGTCCCCGGTGCTGGGATAGGCGCAGATCGTGGCTCCGTTGGTGAGCCGCACGCTCTTGAAGACGTTGCCGGCCGCACTCTCCATGTGCCAACTCTTGGGCACGATCATGTGCTCGCCAAACAGCGGCGGGGAGAGCTGGCTCTCGTTGTACCGCTCCCGGTCGAAGTTGGGGTTATAGGCCCGCCACTTCCTGGTGGTCAGGTCCTGGATGATGCGGAAGTTCGCTCCCTCTCCGAGGCCCGGGGCGAAGAGTCGGTGATAGAGGGTTTGGCCGATATGGTTCACGTCGAACCCAATTACCCAATAAAGGCCCGGGTTCTTTTTGCTGGGAGCCCGAAACCGGAGTGGTATTTGAGTCCCGTCTTCGCGGGTGATCGGGATGCCGAGAATGCGGCTGGCGAACTCCATCACCACCGCGATGGTCTTGCCCGACCGCTTTCCTCCGATGGTCAGGACCTCACTAGCCGACGACTCGTGAACCGGGAGTTGGAACTGGGTCGGTCGATAGACGTGGAGCGGGTGCTGCTCGCGCAGCTCTAGCTCTAGCAAGCCCTTCTTGATCGTCTGGAGTTCGTATTTATTCGATCCCGGCATTAGCCATCTCGTCCGATAATTGAGTGCATAAGCATCATGTGCAGGTCACCATGGCAAACGAGGCCATGATTTCGATTCCAGCACCGGGGGTACAGGAACGTCGGCCCTCCTGCTGCTTTGTACTTGTCCACGTTCTCGTCACGATCATCGACCAGCAGCCGAACGGGAGACGCCATAAACTCCTTGGCTGATCCGATCATTAGTCGCTTTGAGAACTCTGGCAGGTTTTTCCTGACCCAATCTCGCTTCCCTTCGACGCAGCCAGCCGTGGCACAGGGGGCTGTCAGCAGGCAGACGTTGTCAGTGCCAACCGCAGAGTCCAGGACTCCGAGAATGTCCTGGGCATCTGGCATCCAGTCCATCGTGCTCCAGAAGTCGTACCCGCATGGGCTCCAGAAATCACTGGCCGACATGCCCCAGATTTTGTCCATCTCGAATAAACCGCGATTCTCTCCATGGAGAAATGGGTTCGGGCGGTTGTGTAGTTGACAGATGTGTTTCACGAAGTCCGTGAGCACGCCATCCATATCGAGTAATACTTGCTTAATCACCAATCTCCTCCTGTCCCAGGATGGCCTTGAGGGCGGCCCCTTTCGCCAGGCTCTCTGGCGTCGAGCCGCTTAGTAGCTCGGTCATGCGGACGATGAGCGTGGCCTTCAAGGTCTCGTCGTCCATCTGCTTCCAGTCGTCTTCGAGCTTCATGCGATCCACCTTGGCGTGGAATCCAAGGAGCTTGAGGGCGGCCTGTACAGCCTGAGGCTTGGTCTTCGGGTGATCACCCATATCCTTGATCCAGGTGACCACATCTTCCATGAAGGCCACCGGACCACCCCAGGCGTCGTACCCCTGAGACACCATCTGTTCTAACGGACGCAGGCCCTTGCCGGCTTCGTTGGCGTCGAACAGCTTGGCGATAACCTGCCCGGCCTTCTTGACTCGGAGGTCCTGGATGCGCATGGCCTGGTCAACGGGGACGCAGGCCTGGCATCGCTTTTCCCCGACCGGCAGCCCGTCAAATTCAATGACAGGCTTCCACGCCAGGCAGCCGGGGCACTGGAGTTTCTCAGAATCGCTCATTGGTTAGCTCAGCTAAACGCTCCAGGTCAACCCGCTCGTCATCGTTATCGGCCGGCTCAGCGATGATCTTCGTCTTCTGCGTGACCCGCAGGGCCCAAACATCGTCCGAGTTCTGGAGGATCAGGTCGTTCTCCTTGGCGAACTTCTTCACCAGGCGAGCGGTCTGCGTCCGTTCGAATCCCAGGCCCGCGATCAATCCACCCGGCTGGACGTTCGGGAGCCATTGCTCCAGCTTGTCGGCCGTCACGCATTGTTCGAAGAACACGCAGTCCAGATGCTGCCGATCGGGCGGGAATGGCTGCTTCCGCTGGAGGTTGTCGGCATGGATACGACCTGACTCGATCTCCTTGGAGAAAGTCTGGTTGAACTGTTCGGCCGGGATGGTGCTGAAGCCGTGGATCGTGAAGTTGTCCAGGGCGTAGATGTGTGAACCTTCCGGCAGGGCCGCGTTGATGGCGGCCGTCGATTGGCCCGTCCCGCCGTGAATCACCGCTACTTCCAGAGCCCCGCCACGGCGGGCCTGGAGCCAGCTCATCAGGGCCTCGACACCTTCCAGGGAGCGGCCGAAGTCCTTGCCGTCGTAGATCGCGACTTTCTTCCCACCGACCGTCGTGTAGGTCAGAGGCTTATCGCCGTGATCCTGGCCATTGCCGTCATAGCTGGCAACGGGCGTCTCGATCACGTCCGTGGCGTCTTCGTCGATGTCCGTATCGTCGTCAGCCTCGACCTCGTTAATCTCGGCTTGAATCAGCTCTTTAGCCGCAGCCATCTGCTCTTCCGTGATCACTACACAGTCGTCATCCGGGCCCAGCATCTGGCCGAGCTTCGGCAGGTCCTTCGTGCAATCGAGCTGGACCTTACCTTCCCGCACGGAGACGGGGTCGGCGAGGGCGTCCCGCATGTTCTTCGCCACCGACTCAACAGGTGTTACGCGCGGCCGCCCGACCTTCTTGGGCTTGTAATGCAGAGCCCAGGAGTCGCAGGCTGCGAAGCATACGTCGATCTCTTTTTTGATCGACCAGTAGAGGCTGAGATTGCGGGTGCAGTAAACGTCCTCGGTGCTGTGTTTCTCGCTGTGGTCTTCATTCCACTCGTAATCGAAGTACGGCTTCGGCGGGCCGTCGAAGATGTTGGTTGTGAACAGGCAGCAGCCGGTCGGCAGGGCTGCCACCGGATGAATCCCGCGTAGGCGAGCCGCCTCATTGCGGGTCAACAGCTCCAGCTTCCGCTGCGGGTATTCCTCATCGCTCTCGTTATCCATCCACTCAAAGAGGTACGGGACCTCCCCGCCGCTCTCGTGGACCGGGTGCGGGGGAGGGCCGCAGTAGGGGGCACCGATGACCGTTGGTAGTCCCTGAATCAGGCGGTCGTAGGCGAAGTCGAAAGAGACCGACCAGAAGGGCTTTGCCTGAGGGTCGTAATCCAGATACCCATCAGGTTCATTGTCACTGTCGAGCATCAGGATCGTGTCGAAGCCTTCGTCTCGGGCAATCCGCACGGCCCGGTTGCGGGTCATCGTGATGGGTGTGTCCGAGAGGATAATCGGCTTGATCCGGTCGATCCGCTCGTCGCCCTTCATCTGAAGCATGGCCCGGGCAGCCCAGAGCATCATCTCCGGGATCACCGAGCTGACCCCACCATTTCCCCCGTAACAGAAGAAGCAAACCAGGACATCGACTTTGGCTTTCTGCATTTCCAACTCCTCCAATAAAAAACCGACCGCTGAGACCGTGCAGGCGATCTCAGGGTCGGCTAAACCCCAGTGGATTTTCATCCACAACAAAGCTCCCCTCAGGGAAAAAGGAGCCTTGTTCTATGTCCCATACCTGCATATGGGGATTTCGATCGCTTAGAACAACTGAACGTCGATCAAAATGTCGGCGTTCGTGTTGCCAGTCGTTTTGGCGGACATCGCTCGGGCGAATTTGTAGAGCTGGTTGCTGTTGGCGAACGTGATGTTCGTCGTGACGCCAGCTTCCGAGATCGCGGGAACCACACGGCCGGAGGTCGTCGAGTGCGTCGAGGCGGCACCCGTCGAGTTCACCAACCAGTCGTCCACCGCAATGACGTTCGTGCCGTCAGCCGCGAGGCCGGTGAGGGCGAGCGTCGGACCTCGGACGGTCAGCCAGAAGTAGTCGTTGTTCGGGCAGCCCGTGGAGGGGAGCCATTCATCGACGATTCCGGCGATCGCCCGGTCGGGGCAGAACTCGGCGTAGCCATCCACCTGCTTGCCGCGCTGACCCGATTTCCAGGTCACCGCCATCTTCGGCAGGAGGGCCACACCACTCGAATTCCGTACGAGGATGCAGACCACTTCGCCACCCGAACGCGGAGCCTTTGGCCCGGTGCCCGAGTAATCGAGGTCTTTGAAGGTCTTGATGATTCCCTCAATGGCCTTGCTGGTCGTGCCGGTTGAGTCGGCAGTCCGGTTGGGGCCAGTGAGGTAGGTCTTCCCGCGCTGGGGAAGGGCAACAACATTGTCAGGCATTGTGAGAAATCCTTTTCTCGCTAGTCAGTTTTTGCCTTTTGGCGAATACCCTGAATCCTGAGGGGTTAAATGGCTTAGGCGAAGTTCTTGAGCTTGGCGAAGAACTTCGGGCTCTCGAAGCTGGCCTGGCCGTAGAAGCCGCAGGCCCAGAGGGCCGCATAGCCACTACGCGGGTCTTCGGTCGGACCACGCATCCAGAACAGCTCGGGCATCAGGCTCGCGATCTCCATCTTGGAGGTGTTGAGCATGTAGCCGGTGTTGGCCGGGCAGTCGTAGTCCGAGCTGATCGCACAACCATCCTGGTTCAGGGTGAAGCCCTGGAAGCCGAGGTCGTTGGCGGTCTTGTGCGGGATGCTGATCCGGCGGATCGCTTCGTCGTGGTTCTTGTACGACTGGAAGAGATTGGGAGCCAGGACGCAGAGTTCCGGGCCACCCTCGTCGCCGTTGGTGTGGGTCAGCCAGGTGATCGTCTGGCTGATGACGCGCCAGCAGTTGTCTTCGAACGTGGTGCTGCCGGTGCCCCAGCCCGTGCTCGACCAATTGACCAGCTTCGGCGCGAAGTAGTCGTACTCGCTGTCGCCCGAGCCGTCCGGCCAGTCCTTGGCCAGCGTGGCATTGGGATACGTTGAGAGAGCCGAACTCCAGGTCCCGCCCTGATCGGCGAGGTTGGTATTCAGGCCGGCGTAGCTGTCATTGGGTGTGGAGATGCGGTTGCCGGCGGCGCTATTGGCCTCGGTCATGAACGTCTCCAGGCCGTAGATCGCGTTCTCGCGACCCGACCCACCACCTGCGCTGTAGATTTCCGCTGCCAGACCGTTCTGGAGCTTCTTCATCAGGCGACCTTGTTTGGTCTTGAAGAGATTGACGAGAGCGGCTTCCCCGCTGTTCATCGCCTTCTGCTTCATCGTGATCGAGTCCGAGGCCTGGTAGCCCGACCACGGGAGGACGGCCTGTTGGAAGGCCTGGTGATTCGTAAAGTCGATCATCGAGCCGTCGCCATGCTGGTGCATGGTGGGCTGCGAGAACTCAACCTGCCAGCGGAACTCATAACCGCTGTTGTTGAACGTGATCCGGCCCTTCCGCTTGAGCATCGCAAACAAGAGACGCTTGCGAACGGTCAGGTCCGAGGCCCCCTTCATGTAGGCTGGCTTCGTGGTATTGATTACGCCAATCCATTCGTCAGACATCGCTTTTCATCCTTGAAAAGGCCGGCGTAGGGCAGGCCGCCCAGGTCAGCGTCGTGCTGGCCCTAGGAAGGGCGTGATGCCTACTACCGAAATCTCGTCGTTCAGGCCGCCCCGCTGTGCTGCCGGTAAGCGTTGCTGAACATATTTTCTAGCTCGCCATCATTGGCGACATTGAATTCCCCGCCGGAGGTGTAGGAGCCTTGACTGGCTTCCTGACCTGCTTTACGGCGAGCGGCATCAATGAAAGATTCCTGTTTCGTCTTCGGCGGCTCAGGAGCCGGCGTCCCTGCCGGCAGAAACCGTCCTTGGTCATCCCGTGGCCGCTGATCAGTGTTCGTATTTGTAGCAGAAGGATTCGGATTTGGCGCGGCAGGCTGCGCAGGCTGGGCTGCGGCCTGAGGATTGATGCCGGCAAACCGCATCGCGTAGTCGGCCAGCTCCTGGACCGTGCCCTGGAAGCCCCGGGCCTTGAGGTCGGCGATCGCGGTCTTGAGCTTGACGCCGTCGGGGCTCAGGTTTTGGCCGTCGGGCGTGAGTAGCCAGGCCTTGTTCTGGTCGATGAACTTCTGCTCGTAGCTCTGGTTCTCGTATTGTTCGAGCCGCTCCTCGGTCATCCCGCTGAACTTCGAAGAGAACTTGTGTTCGAAGTAGGGGAGCAGCTTCTCCGCCATGAACTTGACGGGGTTATTCGCGAAGGCCTCGTTCTGCTGGACTTTGGCCTGTTGGTAGTCGTTGATCTCGCGGAGGTACTGCATCCCGACAGCGTTGAGGTGCGGCTCCTTCGAGGGTACGATCATTCCTTGTTCGTTGGTCTCGAACGCCCCGTGCTCCAGAGCCCACTTGGCTCCCGGGCTCAACTGCGGGACGGTCCAAGCTTGGGAGAAGAACTCATCTTCATTGAACTCGACATCTGGGGCGTCATCGTTCTGTGGCTGAGCGGCTTCTGCTTCGGCACGGTTTGGGGGATGTGCCAGCGCTGATCGCCCATAGTCAGCGTATGGCCGGAGGTTGGCGTATTGATCGGCCAGGTACTCGGCGAAGCGTTCAGCCGAGTCGATCCCATCCAGCGGCAGGCCCAGCTGCTGGGCTCTCGCCAGGAGTCCCGGAGGCAAGGACGCAGGCGGTGGCGTTACATCACCCCCTGATTGAAGCCCCTCCGAGCCCTGATCCACAGCACCTTGAGCCTGCTGCTGGGATGGTAGCGAAGCCTCATCGTCGGGTGGCGTCCCGGGCGTGAGGAGTGTGTCTTCGAGATTGAGATCGAGTCCGTTCGATTCTGCCGGCATAGATTCGCTTCCCTGCGAAATAGTGAGACTTGCCATCGTGGCAAGGTGGGGTATTACTTGTGGTAATAACGCAAGTTGTTATTTTTGTCACGCGGCTCTTGCCAGAAACCCACGCTTTCCTCCACAATAAACCCGTCACGCAACCCATAAGGAGTCTTCCATGAACCGTCGAGAGATGATCCAAGCTGCCGCTGCGGCGGTGGGCTGTGCGGCGCTGCCGACCACGACAACAGGGCTGACACCGCACAAGAACGGCCACAACCGATTCATCGTGGCGCACGACTATTTCAATCTCAGTAAGCTGTATGCGATTACCGACATCGACTGGAACGGATCGAATATCGGGATTGGGCGCGTAGTAATCGGCTCCGATATAGAGGCTGGCAACCGGCTTGTTGGGCGACCTGCATTGGTCGCGACATGCGGCGACGGAGTCTATCGCTGCCACGTCTTCGAACACGGTCAATATTACCCATCTTAACAGCCTGGCGACCATGGAATAAGGACTTACGTCAAATGCGACACACCTGTGTCGCTTATTGCCACTTTGGAGGGGGTATGCCGATTCAATGGATGCTGTTCGATAATCCTGGGCGGCGGACTGCCACGCTCTCCGGGGAGCTGAATGGTCACACGGTGAGTATCGAGATCGACAACTCGTATCAATCCCACTTCCCGGACTGGTTGCGAGCCGCCAAGCTAGAGATCGAGCGGCAGATGCTTCCAATACGCCCGATCGGGACTGTCGAGCAGATTCACGAGGACGGGACGGTCCAGGTGCGGATGGGGGGCGAGATCGTGCGGGATGGCGATGAGCTGATCGGCGTGACCTACACCACGCCCGAGATACGCTACCGGGATATTCCAACACGCTACGGACCGCCGGTTCGGCAGGTCCAGTCTATTCAGGACTATGGCACCTGGGGGAATTGGATGCGGGACGCTGATGGCAGGTTTGTGCGGCGAGTACAGCCCTGGGAATGCACCTCCCACCAGATCAAGACCAACGAACCGAAGTTCACTCCCGAGGAGCTGGCCGAGTGGGATGAATATGATCAACGGGAGGATGGCTAATGCCGGTTTCGTCATCCATTAAGAGGCACGGCGGCAAGGCTTATCTCGCCAAGCAGATTCGCCAGCTCTTTCCGCCGCATACCCGCTACTGCGAGCCGTACTTCGCTACCGGGGCGGTGCTGTTCTCCGGGGACGGGGAGGGCGTGGCGGAGTTCGTTAACGACATCGACAACGAGCTAACCAATTTCTGGTGTCGACTCCGCGACGGAGACGACTTCCTGCGACTGCTCAGGGAGTTGCAATGCACGCCCTTGTCTCAAGTGGAATTCGAGGTGGCCTCAGCGTGCCGCGATGAGCCCGATGATGTGATGCGGGCCTGGGCGTTTTTCGTCCGCAACCGGCAATCACGCCAGGGCCTGGAAGAGGACTATTGCACGCCGACTTCCCGACTCCGGCGTGGGATGAACGAGCAGGTCAGCGCCTGGTTATCGGCTGTGGATGGGCTGCCGGAGTTCCATGCCAGGCTGCGGCGGGTGGAGATTCGCTGCCAGGACGCCCAGGAATTCATCGCCGAGCTTGACTCCCCAGAGGCGTTGTTTTATTGCGACCCACCATACATCCACGAGACACGCTCCTCAGTGGGAGAATACGGCCCGCATGAAATGGATCAGGTGGCTCACGCCAGCCTGCTCGGGCAACTGGCTGCCATCCAAGGGAGATTCTGCTTAAGCGGCTACAGGCACCCTCTGTACGACGGCTGGGCTAAGCAAGAGGGCTGGAGGCGGGTGGATTTCCAGATCGACAATAAAGCCAGCAGCTCTAAGAGCAAGCAGATCAAGACGGAATGTGTGTGGTTGAATTATGAAGGTTAAACAGCGGCACTTCGCCGAGGCGGGTTACGTCCCGAAGTTCTACGGCTACGCCCGCGTCAGCCACAAGAATCAGTCCGACCGTGGGACGAGCATCGCCGACCAGGAGACACGCATCCGGGCGTACTTCGAAATGCTCAAGGCCCAGGAGGGCCAACCGGCACTGGAGTGGGGCGGGGTGCATATCGAGCCCGTGGCCCAATCGGCGTACTCCAAGACCTTCCCCAACCGCCCCGCCGGGAAAGAACTGAAGGCGATCCTCCGCCCCAGCGACCAAGTCTGCGTCGAGAAGTTCGACCGTATCTTCCGGGACCTAGAGGACTTCGCGATCCATCGCCGCTGGTTCAAGGAACGGGGGATCGGGTTCCATATCGTGTCCTTCTTCGGGAACGCCTTCGATGCCAATAGCCAGCTGGCGGATATGATCCTGCCGATCTTCGCGGGGCTCGGGGAGATGGAGAGCACGATCAAGAGCGAGCGGATGCTCCTGGCCCGCTCCAGCCGTCGGGCGGAAGGCCGCCACGCCGGGACTGCTCCGCCATTCTTCTGTCAGGTCGTGGATAACGAGCCCGGCAAAAAGGCGGGTGGGCGGCTGGTTCTCAAGGACTGGGCGGAGGTGGTCTGTGAGAAGATCATCTTCCTTTACGACCGGGAGGGGTTGTCGTTCATGGCGATCTCCAAGGTCCTCATGAAGGACATGAAGCTCAATATGCGGCTCCATAAGGTCCAGGACCTCTACGCCTTCTGGAAGCGGTGGAACCGACTAAGTCGCCCCGACATCAACACCTTTAAGATGCGGGAATTTATTGACGAGTTTTGGCGCGAGAACCCGGACGTGAAGCCGGGATTTGATAATCCATTTGGAGGATGAGCATGGATAGGCCGATCTGTAAGACGTGCGCGTACTGGGATGAATATGACAGCCTGAATGACGAGGGTTTCTGCCGCAGGTATTCGCCGAGGCTGTCGAATATCGACACCAATCTACCCGGCATCGCCGATGGACATCCAGGAACGGGGTCGTGGTTTACCACGATGGGCCACGACTGGTGTGGGGAGCATCAGGATTTCGTAAAGTGGATGCTGGATCAATGGAAGCCACATCAGCCAGAGCAAGGAAGCTCGCCATGTCCTGCACCACCATCCGCTTCGTCGGCGGCCCCTGGCACAACCGGATCGAGTGCATCGAGTTAGCCCCGCAGGTGGTGGTCCGGGCCGTCCAGCCGAAGACGACCCTCTCGTACGCTGGGTGCTTCGCGAAGGCCGACATCCGTCTGGACCATTACTACCTGGCGAAGTACCACACCAACTGGGGAACGGACTATCTTCAGTACGTCCACAGCTCCCTGGTGAATGGGGATCGGGCGGCTCCCGTGACCCATCACGAACGATTCAAGGTCTGGCGGATTGACCGCCGGCAGTTAGAAGCACGCCTGAGGAGGGCGATGGGCCATGGAAGAAGTTGACCTGTCCTTGGTTACCACAAAGGAGCTATTAGATGCCTTGATGGGTCGATTCGACCACGGCATCGTCTGCGGCATGATGGTCACGAATGAGACGAATCGTGTGGTGGTGAGGAAATATGTCGGTGACCCGATGACGGCTTGCGGTCTTTCCCAGTGGGCGATCAGGCTCGTTATGGCGGAAGCGGAAGATGGGGCTGGAGATTTAACCCTCGATGATATTTAGGAGAGCATGATGCTACGCGGCAACGTCTGCGACATGAACCAGAACACCCAATTGATCTACGCCCTAGAGGAACTGGAGAAGAGGACTGGCGAGGATGGCTGCTGGACGGAGTACAACCCGCTCCTTGGCCCGTGGGAGTTCATCCTCGACGGGGAGACGCTCCAGTGCGGGGCGGCCCTCTACGACCAACTCCGCCTTGATGAGCAAGCGATGTGCAATTAGTAGATGATCCGGCCTTCGTGAAGCTTCTGGAGGACGGTGCGAACATAACCCTCCACGCTCAGCTTCCTGGCCTCAGCCAGCATCTTGACCTTCTTATACCCGTCCTCAGTGAGGCGAACGGCGATCACCTTGTTGCGCACATTCCAGGGGTCGAGCTTCGGGCGGCCACCCTTTTTCTTTGGGGGTTGATCATCCATGAATTATTCGCGTTGCAGGAAAGGGTGGTTATCGTATCATGAAACCATCCTAGTCAGTTTACTCGATCTTCCTTGGAGGGTGAAATGAGGTTGTTCGTCGAGTGTTTCGCGTGTCTGGTGGTGAGCGTTGCGATCGGTGCTCTGGGCTTAGCCTGTGCGGACGTGAAGATGCAGGACCGGGTGGTTACTGCTGAGCGGGCAGATGGCGGCAAGACAGAGAAGTGGTGGACCGTAAACATATACAGCGGCGGGACTTGCGTCAAAACTCTGTATGTCAAAGGCGAGCATCCATACCCACGCGGAGCGGTCAATGGCCAGACGGGATTCACGTTCTGGGATCACACTGGCGAGCAGGTCGAGGCGTACGGTGCCACGATCATGATTGAGCGTTGCTATTACCCACCGAAACCGAGGTAAGTCATGACGCCAGAAGAACTTGCGATGCTTTAAGAGATGGCACCAGAGATCATGAAGAAGGCCAAGCTCTACGACTGGCTCGTGTCGCAGCTGAGGCCCAGCGGGGCCAGTAATTACGGGACCGTATTCTGGAGTATTCCGCTTGGCGTCTTGAGCGGGATACCAGCCAAAAGCCCGCAAGAAGCGGTCGAGAAGGCCTACGCTAAGTGGAATAGCAATAAGGACTTAAGTCGTGGTAGAGCTGACGAAGCACGCGATCAAGCGGTTCCAGCAACGGTACACCCAATGCTCGAACCGGGAAGCAGCGGAGATGCTCCGCCTGGCCTACCAGGAAGCGAAGCCGCCCCCGAAGTACGTTCGTCGTAAATACAAGCCATATAGCACTTTAAGCGAACACGGACGGGTGGCTTTCTACCACAAGTTCTCGGGCCTATTGATCGTGTGCTCCAGCGGCACGCGATGGCCGCACTGCATCGTCACCGTCATTTCCGTTCCCTTCCCCCAGGAGGAGCCCGCATGAACTGGACTGAAGCCAAGAGCTGGCTGATGTGCGAAAACAAGCCTCTCGTATTCAATCCAGACCGAGAAGCATTCGAGGCAATGGTCGAGCAGATCGAAGCTAACCGCTTGGCAATACAGGAGTTACGTGCTGAGTACGACAGCCATTATCACCGCGAGGACGGAGGTGGTTACACTGGCGGACCGAGGTGGATTGCCCAGATTAACACCTGATGAAACGTGATGGACTCCAGGGGGCTAACAGCATGAAGGTGATTATCGCTGGCTCTCGCTCTATCACCGACGAGAACGAAGTGGTGCAAGCCATTGTGGATTCAGGGTTTATGATCACGGAGGTGGTTTCTGGAGGGGCTCGTGGCGTGGATCGGATCGGCGAGAAGTGGGCCCAGATGATGGGGATTCCTGTTACCAGATTCATCCCCGACTGGGAGCACCTCGGTAAGTCAGCAGGTCACACCAGGAACCATGACATGGCAGTTTACGTGGGTTCACAAGGAGGGCTGATTCTGGTCTGGGATGGGATGTCATCTGGATCAAAGAATATGTTGCAACATGCGACCACATATGAACTTAGGATTCATCAGCATGTGCCAAACCTCCTATTTTAACAGGCGAGAAAACAGGCCAAGCTCCAGATGGGTAACCTTAAATCAAAGACTGTTCCGATGGGTGCCCCGCCCCCCTTCCGTTTCCACCTGGCAGTACCGCTCTAACTCCCTGCTATTACTAGACTTATGGCCCGTCCTAGCTATCTACGGTCTTGACATCGCGGCCATCTCATCCACCATTCACCGTCTAACAGGCATCTACCACCAGCCAATACGCCATTGGACCACGCCGCATTGTGGGGCCTATCGCCATTGGTGCGCTGGAGTCTATCGGCTCCCTGATCCCTTCCACCCCTACTGGCCGCTACCCGCCTATTGATTCCTCTTGGAGTGTATGAGGAGGGTTTAGACCATCATTACTCCCGCTAATACTAAGTCGTCTCAACTGTAGGCTGGTTTAATAGTTCACGGCAACCAGCCGCTTGCGATTTCGCACCCCCCGAAATGGGAATTTCCGCGTTTTGCCCCCTCCCGGTTGTAGCCCGATTCGGAATTTCTTTCCGCGTGGTGCTTGCAATCGCACCGCTTCCCGCTACACTTCTCTTTAGTTGGTCACTGTCACTGACCGACAAACACGCAATCAGGAGTCTCCGCCATGCTACTTGCCGCCCATTGCGGGCCATCCGGGTTCACTGCCATCGCCGATGATGGTCAACGGTTCAAGGGTCAATACCTTGCCCCCCTGCCAGCCCATCTTAAATCCGATGGTTCCGCAGCCATCCAAGAGGGCGAGGACCGTAACCCGGTTGATTCCCCTATCCGCCTACGTCAGCCGCACCGCTTCGACGCAATGGCCGACAGCCGCTTTGATCCGGCCCGCATGACAGACGAAGAACGGGCCGGATTGCTCGCCGCTGAAGTGCAGAATGACAGCCAGCCGGTCTTGATTGCCATTCGTCTCTTTCATCGTCTGGGATGGTCGATACGCGACCTGCTGGACGATAACAGCCAGCCAGTTCCCAAGGTGGAACCATACGTGGCCTACAGCCGCTTGCCGGTTGTAGGGGAATCGGAAGGCTATTCGATGCCGCAGCCGATTCTCTCCCCTGCCCGCAGCCGCTTTGCCGACGTGCAATACGCAATCGAGAATTGCCGCCAGCTTGGTGAATTCCTCTCTCTCTTGGCGCGTCGCTTTGAGCCAGTGCCGTTTGATCCGACGCCCGCCAGCCGCTTGGGTGAATACGTCATGCGGCAGTATGCCAAGCGGCACACGGCGGAATGCGGCAGCTAGTTGCGGCCTATCATCGGCTGCCGTGAGTGTCACGGTGGCCATTGATAGGCCGGGCTATTTCGGCCCGGTCAATTGTCCCCTGTCAAAGGGTATGAACCATGACGAAGATTCAGAGCAAGCAAGAGGCGCAAGCGTTTTTGGCCGCGTTCAAGCTGGATGAGGACGGCCTGCCCCCCGCTGGCACGGCCGACAGCGCTCTGGCCGATTACATGACGGCCACAACGCTTGTCGGCAAGACGTTTGATTTCGTGGCATTCCTCTCGAAAGCGAAAAACTCGGTGGCCAAGAGCGGCGCGCCCTGCCCGATCGATGAGGCGACGTTCGCGGCCCGTGCCCCCGAATTGGAATTGACCATGTTCGGGACGAAGATCAAGACCATGAAAAAGCATGGTGCCCCCCGCAAGAATCCCAAGACTGGGGAACTCTCTGGCGGCGCGTTCAAGAGCGGCGCGTTTGGCTACTGGTTCGGCGGTCAGGTCACGCTGGAAATCGACGGCAAGCCCGTCAAGTTCCAAGCGGGTGGCCAGTTGGTTGCCGTCAACAGTGGCAAGGGCAGCGACGAAGCCCAGAGCAGCTAACAGCCGCTTACACCCCTGTTTCTCACTCAAGCCCCTATTCGCCTAGTGCGGGTAGGGGCTACTTTTATGCGCTGATTGAATCGGCCATATGGCGGGCCGCAATACAAGCCGCGCCCTGCCGATTTTCAGTTTGCGGGCATCGGGACGCATTTTCGATTTGCGGGCCGCAGCGGGCCGCGCAGGAGGCTTGACGGGCATTCTGGCGCGTCGCTTGCGGCGGATTCGGGCCGCGCCGCAGCGACCACTAGCCCAACCGGACAGTTCATAGGCCAACTGGACTATGCGGAATGCCGCACCTACGCTGTCCTAACGCTGCTGATTAAGGAACACATCCTCTTTCCACGCAATAAGGAACACTAGCATGAACATTCATCACGAGATTCAGGACGCCAGGTTTCAGGATAAGCGTGTCACCATGGAGATCACCCCGGACAATCACGGCGTAACCATTGGGGTGGATGGTGTTGACAACGAGATCATTATTGACCTGTCGGCCGGCTTCCTGAATATCTACACCACAAATGCACGGGGTGAGACCGACGGCAGGATTTTGGGGTCTCTTGCGGTTGGTCGGTAAGGGGCGCGAGTAGCCTTCAGTGGCCTAGTTCCACTGGGGGCCTTCCTGCCTCTTTACTAGGAGCTGGCTATTCACATGAAGGCATACCTTCGATGGACAAAGAATTAAGGGACAAAGCCATCCTGGCTATTGCCTCATGCGATCAGATCGAGATGGCCATTAGAGAGAAGGACGAGGTGATGATTGCCGTCTATCGGAAGGCCATTAAGGACTGGGCCAAGGACATTACGAAGGAAAAGATGCTGGTTTGGTGCCAGATGGTCAGGGGAGAGGCATTGGCTGCCCTGAGGGAGCTGGAGGAAGAGGATTGTGAGGGGGCCTGAGGGTCGATCTTGTGTTCCTGTCCCTTTAACCACGCTAGAAGGAAGACCTGCCATGAACGACGATTGCGATATTGACGAGGTTGAGAGAAAGGTCACAGAGATATTTCACGGACCAGCCCCCAAGTGTGAATGCTGCGGGGAGAGGGACATTCACTGCCGCTGGCGGCCGGCATATCAGATGATCCTGTGTCCAAGCTGTCCGAAGTAGTTCGTTTCCTTAACTGTCACTAGGGAAAGGAGTTAGGTGGGTCATGGGAACAGCTCTTGAGGCCCTGCATGTCGCTGCTGAGGCGATCAGGAACATGCCGGACATCCTGGAATGCACGGCTGATAACGATAACGACAGCGGGGAGATCATCTTCACTGTTAAGAGCACTAATCGACAGTTCGTGCTCAGACTGTCGGAGGATGAGGATTATGGACAGGGAGGTGGATGAATAGCTTGTTTCTTCCGTGTCACCTGAAGAAAGGAGTGAGTGCCTATGGGTCCAGACCTAATGCTCGCGTACCTGCTGTGGGAGATGGAGCCCCTGCTTCCTCAGAGCGAGGAACAACTGCCGGAGGATGACCCCTGGCGGGATATTGGGGGTGAGGGATGAACTACTTCCCTCCAGCAGGCGTCCGAACAGATGATTGGCCAGCCAGAAACAAATATGGCGGCTATCGGATGAAGAATATGTACGGCTGGTGGATGGGAGTGACGCAATACGTCGATTACTTCCAGGCCCATATGTGGCACCACCGCGATGGAGGGGACTCGAAGATGAGGAAGTTCAGCACTGAACTGGAAGCACTGAACTGGCTCGATGACCAAGTCCTGCTCTTAGCCATCCCCATATGAGGGGCCGTAATCAGCAGTCGTGGGATAGCTCACGGCTGCTCTTTATGTTTCCTTAAAAGAAGGAGGTTCCCATGAAACGCATCACACCCAATTCAGTGGTTGATGCCTACATCGCCACAGGCATGTATCCCGTGTTCCGCAAATGGTCCACGCGGGACAACAAGGGCGGGTGTGGACTGATTGTCACGCTCTGCTCGCTCAATGGCAGCTATCCGAAGCACAAGAGTCGATTCGACACGATCGTGAAGGTCCTGGGGCTGGAATTGGACTACGCCCGGGGGTTCACGCGGGGCTTTGACGGCCGCCCGCCGCTGAATTACAGCGAGTATTTTGACATTGGCCAGCATGACGGGAGAGCGGCTCGCGAGGCTGTCCGCGAATACTTCGGCATCGGACGCAGGAAGAAGGCACTCTCGCGAAGCTCTACCCCCGAGCTGGCGACTGTCTAATCGTTTTGGCGTGGCGACCCGTCCGGTGCCCTGCGTGGGGGTGCTGAGACGGGTTTTTTTATTGCCTCTTAGCCACGAAGGGAGCTGATAGCCATGAGAATGCCACGCTTTATCGAAAGACGGCTCAGTTGGGTGAGCTGGTGGATTGCGAAATGGGCCATTGCCAGACTGGGTATCGACGGGAATTGGCCACGCTGGAATGGGTCGCAGTGGGAGGTCTATGCCAGTGGACGCTGGCAGCGTGCTCCCACGCCGCCGTATGTGTATGAAGCCAGTATGGGCTGGTTCTACAAAATCAAGGGCTGGGAGACCGGCAGGCCGGTTCTCGAAACCATCTTCGAGAGCCAGGCGGACGCCGATGATTTCGTGAAGAAGCATATGGCCGTTAGTGGCACATTGCAGGCCACCCCCAAAATGAAACAAGGAGCCTGAGCCATGCCACCGAAAGAATGGGAACATCCGGTCTTTACTGTGACCGTGGAGGAGGTTTCTCGTACGGAGTATTACATCCGTGCGGAGAGCGTGGAGGAGGCCGAGGCGATGGTCTTAAGGACTAAGCCCGGACTGCTGGCTAATGGGATGGGGCACGGCCAGCCCGCTGTCATCTCGACCCGCACCCTATCCACCGTCAAAGAGGAGCATTCCCAATGATCCGTCGGATTATGTCGCTAGTGGATTATGGGTCGGATGAGTTCTGGCTCGTGATCCACGCCGTCGCGAAGGTAGCCGGTCTAATCCTCTGGTTTTGCCTGGCCTATCAAGTCCCTCAGGAGCAGCAGGCGCTCCTCTGGGCGGTCGTCGGGTTCATCTGGCTCTGGGAGAACCTGGAATGAGTGAGCCTCGACGCATCTTCGATGTGAATGGTGGCATCATCTCCCATCCCGATGGGTTTTTTAACGCCGTCCAGGCAATTGTCCAGATGATCGACGGAATGGAGGAAGGCAACTTCGACCGGGCGGATATGAGGGCCATGCTCGCCGTCGTTGTGGGAGAGGCTGAATTTCACCTGCTGTTCCTAAAGCCACGAAATAAGGGGGATTCATGAAGTACATCATCCGGGAGCAGATTCCCTGCTACGTGGACTTCTTCCGGGAGGTCGAGGCGGAGAGCGAGGAAGATGCTCTCGATAAGGACGTGCAGGGCGACAACCGCTATCTCGGTCATCGTGTCGGTGACTCTATTGGCCATATGGACCCCACAGAGCATGGGGTTGTCGATTCCCTGCCGGAGTTTGGATTTCATCCCGAATAGCCACCCCGCTTAAACCGGATGCGTGGCAGGAGCCCCTAGCTGGCAGGCATCGAGCCTGACTGGCTAGGGGCATTTTTCAGTATTGGAGGGCCACGCAAATGCCATTGAAATTGAACCAATTAGTGATCGGGAAGAAGTACCGGATTACCCGCGTCACGCGAGGGGAGCTGTATTCTGCGTCCACCGCTGACGGGGTTGCCCGGAACGAGGCTGTTGGGATGGTGGTTACGATCCTGGATATTCCCAGGGAAATAGACCCCCGCTGGACGCTACGGATGGAGTTCTCACCCAAGGACGCCGATAAGCTCAGGAAATGCGGTGTCAGCATCAACCCAAACAACATCAAAGGCTTCTATCCACCCGAGCTGGAAGAGGTCATTGAGGACCCCCGGGAAGCTATCGAGCTGGCCTGGTTCGACTACACGGATCAAGTTGAGTATCTGGCGTCGGGCCGACCGATTAAGGAGATTGAGGACGATCTACGGGACGCCTTTGAGGCCGGCTATCGGGCTGCTGTCGAGGGAGGTGCGTCATGCCGCAATACGAAGTAGGGAAGAAATACCGGATCGTGGGGATCAACGAGATCAGTGATTTCAAGCCCCTGGAGTCGCTGTTACTGGGGCAGGTGGTCACGGTCAGGAAGCATGATGATGGGCCTGGGTGGGTCACGGTCTGCGAGTTCGAGAGCCTGCCCACCGAACTGACATCGCACTGGGCCTGGCTGAACAATCACAAGTCGGCCACCAGCACGTCCATCTACTGTCCCGTCCTGGAGGAAGTCATGCCCGCAGAGCTGAAGGTCGGGATGCGGGTGCGGGTCGTGGGCAAGCCAGTGGGGGTGTATCAGGCGATCGACGCGGTGGGCACGATCATTGTCTTCAACCCGGACATGAGACAGGAGTACAACCAAAATTACGGCATCGAATTCGATTGTGATGTGCCTAATGGACACGATCTCGGCCAGCTGAGGATGGGCAGCAAACGCGGCTTATGGGTCGAACCCAAGCTCATCACCCCCCTCGAATCCACCCCCGACTTCACCGCCCTAGAGCTGGCCTGGGGGGACTATCTCGATCAAGATGGCGATCCCGCCCACGAGGAAGCCTTCAAGGCCGGGTGGGAGGCTGCTCTGGCCAGTAAAGGAGCCACGAAATGAGGAAGCGTGAGTGCAAGGTCGGGGCGCGGGTCAGGATCAAAGATAAGGCCTACGGAAAAAGCTACTTCCCGGGACCAGGAACGATCGTGTTTGTTTTCCCGCACGGCCCGTACGTGGGCGTTGAGTTTGATGACGTGGGCCTGGACAATGCTGGCCATTCCATAAATGGCTTGGCTGCTGAT